CCAATACCAACGTTGCCACCATTTAATATGATCATTTTTGTATCTGAAAGCTCGACGTTATTACCGTCTGCTGCAGAATCTAAAGCGAAGTGCATGTCACTTCTTCCAAAACTACCTGCTGTATTTCTGGCTATAATAGCCGCTTTTACTTGTGAGGCTGTTGAAGCAGCGGTGCTAAATTTTAAAGTAGCCTCTGTCCCAACTGAACCATTGAATGCGTGTATTTGTATAGCAACGTTCCCTGTTCCTTGGCTAACGGTGAGTCTTTCTTGGGGACCGGTTTGACCGATTCCAAGGTTGCCATTATCATTAAGGCGCATCATTTCAGAAAAGTTAGCGGCTGTGCTAAATAATAAATTTGAAGATAAAGCAGCTATTGAACCCTCCCCATACTGGTCTTTTAACCGTATGCGTGCATATGTATCTGAGCTTTCAACTAGAATACCTGTGTCGTTGGTGCCTATATCAATATGTAAAGGAGTTGTTGGTACAGCAGTGCCAATTCCTAATCTTTTATTAGTATTGTCCCAATAAAGATCTGCATCATGACTTATGCACGTAGTGTTTTCCCACCATGCAACTCTTGTGGCTACACCAGTTCCACACACTTGATCTGCAGGGGTTGATCCAGAACTACCACTTGAACCTGAAGTACCACTTGTACCAGAAGTACCACTTGTACCACTNCTGCCACTGGTACCACTTGTACCACTGCTGCCTGAAGTTCCACTAGTTCCTGAAGACCCACTTGTACCACTAGTTCCATTACTTCCATTATTTCCTGAACTTCCTGATGTTCCTGATGTACCAGAAGTTCCACTAGTTCCAGTAGTCCCTGAACTACCGTCATCTCCTGAAGATCCAGATGTACCACTAGTTCCAGAAGTACCTGTTGTTCCACTCGATCCACTAGTTCCAGCTGTACCAGAAGATCCACTTGTACCATCTTCACCAGAGCTCCCACTTGTTCCACTAGTACCAGATGTCCCTGTTTCTCCACTAGTACCAGATGTCCCACTGCTACCACTTGTACCAGAGGTTCCATCCTCTCCAGTTGTACCACTAGTCCCTGATGTGCCAGTTGTTCCTGAGCTACCACTAGTTCCAGAGGTGCCAGATGTTCCATTTTGTGCACTTGTNCCACTTGTACCAGCTGTTCCACTTGTACCACTACTTCCACTATCACCTGAACTTCCAGATGTACCTGAAGTCCCTGAGGATCCAGATGTTCCATCCACACCTGGGTCTCCTTTATCTCCTGTTAATACAAAACATGCTGTAATATCTTCAAAGTTAGTAAGAGGAAGACCACCTTGAGATTCATTTATTACTACTAATGTCCACCAAGATCCATTGTCAGTTAATTCATCTATTGCAAATAATATAAAGTCACGTGAATCGTCTTTGTCTGCTAATCTTACGTGTCCTTTTATTGCAGATGTAGATGCATCAATACTTTCTAGGAAAGATTGTATATTGTTACCATCATCATCAAACTCACTTATATATAATCTAGTAGCTGAAGTTTGTGTAGCATTATTTAACTGAACTTTTCCTGTACCAGGATTTGCTGCAGGATTAGGAACAGTAGTTGAGAATGTATAATCGAAACATGCACCACCAAAACTACCGTCAGCTCCAGATGTACCTGCTGTACCAGAACTTCCTGAAGTACCACTAGTTCCACTAGAACCAGTATTACCACTAGATCCACTCGTGCCAGATGTACCACTGGTTCCTGAACTACCAGAGTTTCCTGAAGATCCACTACTTCCTGAGGTACCACTTGTACCTGAGCTTCCAGTGTCTCCACTAGATCCACTAGATCCACTTGTACCGTCTATACCGGTTGTGCCACTGGTACCACTTGAACCAGCTGTTCCAGAGCTACCTGTTTCACCACTAGACCCACTAGACCCTGCAGTGCCACTAGAACCACTTGTTCCATCATCTCCACTAGACCCACTGGTTCCAGCTGTACCACTAGTACCTGCGTTACCACTTGATCCAGATGTACCTGAACTACCAGAATTTCCAGATGTACCACTTGTACCACTAGTTCCTCTTGTTCCTGACGTTGCAGAAGAACCACTTGTACCAGCTGACCCACTAGTTCCAGAGGTCCCATCTATACCACTACTACCAGAAGTTCCAGAGGTCCCTGAAGTACCAGAGGTTCCAGTAGTACCTGATGTCCCAGNTGTGCCACTTGTACCAAACGTACCATCTATACCACTGCTACCAGAGGTACCAGAAGTTCCTTTAGTTCCAGAAGAACCACTTGTCCCTGAGGTACCAGAAGTACCACTAGTGCCTGATGTCATACCTACTGATATACCTACTTGTACAGTATTAAAGATTGCTGAAGGTGCTGCAGGTTTTTGAAAAGGAGTGATTGAATTAGGAAATGCATCAAGTCTAGTGTTAGCATTATTTGAAGCAAAATATACTTCTAAATAGTCACCTGCTTCTAATTCTATTATAAATTGTGTATATGGTGTATGTATTGCATCATTGTGATGTAAGGATTGAATCCTATCTTTTCTTACAAGGTCTGTACCATTTTTCTGTAACCACACATCAATTTCTGTATGACCTACTCCTGCTGTTTTTTCAAACTGTAAAGAATATCCAACTTCATATACTCCTGCATATGGATATCTAATTTGTTGACCAAAATCTAAAGCTATACCGTTAGATAATTCTATTGTATTAAATAAAACTGCTGTTGGAACATTTGCTGCTGCAAGGGTTTGAGTTGTGTTGTCACTAAACATTGCATACCAGTTTGCTATTGATGCACCAGAAGATCCATTAATACCACTAGTTCCTGCTGTTCCAGAAGTACCAGTACTTCCACTGGTTCCTGTTGTTCCACTTGTACCAGATGTGCCAGATGTACCAGACGACCCTGCACTACCACTAGTTCCTGTAGTTCCACTGCTTCCAGATGTACCACTTGTACCAGCTGAACCACTGGTTCCACTAGTTCCTGTTGTACCAGAACTTCCACTAGTCCCTGTTGTACCTGATGTTCCTGTAGTTCCACTAGTACCAGCTGAACCTGACGTACCAGCTGAGCCAGAGGTTCCACTAGTACCAGAGCTACCGCTTGTACCTGTTGTACCACTCGTACCTGTTGTACCACTTGTACCACTAGTCCCAGTTGTGCCTGAGCTTCCAGAACTACCAGTTGTGCCGCTAGTTCCACTTGTACCATGTGATCCATCACCACCTGTAGCACCGTCTAAATTACAACACCAAGTAGTGTATGTTCCACTACCTACAACATTAAATGGTACTGTAAAACATAAAACTCCTGTTGTTGAATCATACGACACAACATCACATTCTTGATAATTATTTACATCATGAGCAATAACAATAGACTGACCTGCAGTATAAGCAAGACCAGTATCTACAGTTAAACACTCATCTACAGTATTACCTAATGTAAATGATGTTTCCGTAATACATGTCTTATATTTATCTCCTTGATCTCCACTAGTACCAGAGGTACCAGAGGTTCCACTTGTTCCACTTGTACCGCTACTGCCTGACGAACCTGTTGTTCCACTGGTTCCTGTTGTACCAGAAGACCCACTACTTCCACTTGACCCACTAGAACCAGAGGTACCAGAGGTACCAGAGGTTCCACTTGTCCCAGTTGTTCCACTTGTCCCAGTTGTACCAGAAGTACCAGTTGTACCACTTGTACCAGTTGTACCACTTGTACCTGTTGTTCCAGATGTACCAGATGTAGCAGATGTTCCACTTGAACCAGATGTTCCACTAGTTCCTGTGGTACCTGAAGTTCCAGATGTAGCAGACGTTCCAGATGTACCAGTTGTACCTGAAGTACCAGAAGTACCAGAAGAACCACTTGTGCCATCTACTCCAGCTCCTGAACACAAGGCATCGTTTATATGCTGAAGAGCTTCCTCTACAGTCATGTTTGTATTGACACCAGCGCAAACTAAGATAGGTCCTTCGTAAAATACGCAGGCACTACTTAATCTGATTGGACATGGATCCGCTACACAAATTAATTTACTCATCTGGAATGTTGTTATTTATAAATGTACTATTTTAAGAAAGTCTCCTGTTCTATATATCTGACCTATAGATAATCCTGCAAACACAGCTGCAGCATTGTTAGAGTATTCAGGTGCTCCTGTTTTAGGTGCTGTTATAAGTATGTCATAATCATCTGCAGTTCCTGAAGTGGCTGCATAGTATACCAAACTTGAAGCATTATCAATATAAATCTGCCCCACATAAGGTGCAGGAGAATTTATATTTGTAGGAGGATTAGAAGAAGGTGCGTCAGGAGCTCCTGTTCCTGTTAAAGGTACTAGATTTGTATTTATACCTTCTAATATAATATTCAGATCAGTTCCTGGATTAGCATCAATATTAGGTAGATATACCCCAGTATACAAGATACATGTAGCATCTTGAAAAGTGGAGCAAGTTGGGCAAGTTTCAGCGGTTCTCATAATTTACGAATTTAAGCTATTATTTTTAATTTTTAATTATTGCTATTAAAATTACTTAGTGTAATATAGCAATCGTGTTTTTTATTTTATCTTGGACGTGCATTTATTGTTACATCCATTTCTTCAGCAAAGCCGATATCAAATATTGATAACCACTGTACTAAAGATTTAGTTACAGGTAATAGTTTCATAAAATACTTTACAGGAACAGCATCTCTTCTTACGTCCTGTTCAGATTTATTTGGATCACTGTAATCATATCCTGTAATTTCTTTAGTAGATTGGGTAATGAATTTTTCCATCTCACTTAGTAATGAAAGAGAAGGGAAAAGACCACCTTCAAGAGTAGCACTCCACTCTGAGGGGTTATAAAAGAACATAAGCTCTTGTTGAAATCTTCTAAGAGTTTTCTCTTGAAAATAGAACCAGTTTTTTGAAGCTCTATCATCTTCGTCTGGTTCCATAAACCCTACTGCAAATAGCATTAGATTTAATCCTACTAACAAAAGAAGTTCTTGTAATTGTTTTCTAGTATTAGTTCTAACCATGTCTATAAAATCTTCTCTAGACATGTTGAAAGGTTTACCAGTAGTTTCTTTATAGAAAGTAGAGTAGTATTCAAACATCTTATCTAACTTTTCTAAACCTTCATCGTTTAAAGTACCTCCCACTGCTCCTATTGATCGAAGCTCTCTTATACTTTTTAATATATTAACTGACAGAAAATTACCAACGAACAGTCTTATTCTACCAATATCATATTTCTCTCCAGTAAGAATTCCATTTTCATCAACTCTTACATTAAAGTCATCTCCCACTTTTCTAAACTCACTAAACCTTGTGTCTACAAGTTTAGGTATCCACCCTTTAAATACCATCATAGACTTAGTCCAGATGTTCATGTTCATTTTAATACTATCAAAGTCTGTAAAGCCACCTGTAGCATTTCTAGCTAAAGTTCTTGTGAGGTCTGTAATACGTTGTAATTCTTTCCTGTCATTTAAATTTAAACCTGGAACTTCTACTTTACCATTCTCTCCTAGTTTAGAAGTGCTAGTTATGGATTTATTCTTTTTAAGATCTTGTATTTCAGATTCTATATCACCTTTAATGTTACTAAATGTTTCAGCGTTGTTGTATCTATTTTTATATTTATTTCTTACAAACTCAGGTATGTTTATTAGCTTTCCATCAATAACCATTGTGTTATCTAAAAGAGTCATGAACAATCCTTTTTCTAAGACTATTTCTGGTTGTCTGAAAAATGCAAACAATGTATCACCTGCTTCCATGTCAAGTCTTGTAGATAGGTTTACACCAGACGTCTTTAACTTTTCATATATAGGACTATCTTTAAGCGGCATAAACAAGTCAGTTAGTTGCTCAAAAACTTTCATTTGTTTTGTTTCTACACCACTTTTTTTTCTACTCCAGTTTCCTAAAACTTTTAATTCATTCTTAACGTACTCTCTAAAATTAAAGTAGTTACCTGACTGTGCTGCTACTTGAATGTTTGCACCAAAAAGACTTACCGCACCAGAGATAGGTTCTAATCCTAATGTTTTCATTTGAAAAGCATTATTTAAAACTTGCATACTCTTAACAATAGAATAGTTAGTTCCTTTCTCACCTTCTTTAAACAAAGGTTTACCTGTCATTTGCGTCCAAACACTATTTATACCTTTTCTTATTTTCCCAGTAGGTATACCAAAATCTTCACTATCATCTGGAAATGCGTTATCATACATAATTGTTTCCATAAACAAGTCAAAAATCTTTGCATTGTTTTTATTACCTTTTTCAACTACAGGTTCTCCCCCTTCACTTATCACTTTGGAATTAGGACTAGTTTTGTAATGATCTTTTGCTTGTACTATAGTTCTAACTAGATTTATCTGTCCTTCAATTTCCTTCATGTACTTATACTTATTCATCTGTTGAATATAAAGTATTTGATTTTTAAAGAATTCTAATGATACATCAGTCATGTCATTTACTTCAGGGTCTTCAGTTCTACTAAAATCACTAGTATAGTATTTAGGTATACCATTTTCTGTTTCACCTGTAATCTCATTTATAGATCCATATCCTATATCATCTGCTCTTCTGGTTAATGATTTTCCAAAGTTTTGTAAAACACTTAAACCATTTTCCCAGGAAAGAGATTCTGCTGTTCCTTTACGAACAAAAGGTAAGAATGTGCTAGCAATTTTTCCTTGAAGATAACCCATCTTTTCAGCTTCGTCATTCATTTTTTGAGTAAAATTATATAACTCAAGTAGATCCTTATCTTTTTTAATATTAAGATATTCAACTGACTCCCATTTAGACAAAGGGTGTCTTTTTATTATGTAGTTATCCCATCCAGTAAAGTCATTTCTAGTCACATCATACATGCGTTTAGCTTTCAGATCAAGTTCCTTTCTTAATTCTTCATCTTCATATCCTTCTTTATTGCTAGCTAACTGTTTCTGAATCATTTTATCAGCTTCTAACTTATATGCTGATAAGTCTACATTGTCCTGTAACCACGCTTTACTTCTATTTCCTTCTTGAGCGTTATCCTTAACAGCGTCATAGAAGTCTTTAGAATATTTGTATACAAGTTTATTTACTAATCTTCCTTTTTTATCTTTTTGATATAAGGGATTTACAGTATTTAATAAATTACCACCTTTTTCCTTAATCTTATCTCTAATTTCTAAAAGTTTATTAACATCTTCTAATGACTTAGTTTGTCCTTTTGACTGTGCTATTCTAGCTAGTCTAGATAGTATCCTTAGTGAAGGCAGAGGTAACTCTGATAAACTTCGGAACCTTGCCTTAAGCCCTCTCAATAAAGCTTGGGGTTCTAATAGTCCTGTTTCATTATTTCTTAGTCCTACAAACTTGTCTATAAATTCACCACTTATTTTTTCTATCTCAGAAACATTTATATTTAACATACGAGCTTTTGCATCTATGTCAATTTGAATGCGTGCCTTATCTTCTTTAGAAATACTTTGAGCAGCTTGAAGTATTGGAGACAGTTCTTCATTTATTTTACTGAATGCACTTGCTTGTTCTTTATAGTTATCTATTCTATTAGAGAAGTCTGAAAGTTGTGAATTTTCGAAGTCTGTTGATTGTGCAGGTCTTCCTTCATATATAGTTTTATACTCAGCTATAATATTTTCTCCTTCAGTTTGTATTACTCTTAAAGCATCTATAGTAGGAGTGATGTTTTCATTAGCCTGAGCTTGACGTATTGCCTGTTTAAGAATCCCAAGTCTATTTTTCTTACTGTTTTTTGACAGTTCGTCATTGGGTATTGTTTTACTTATCTGACCGTATACAGCATTTAGTTTAGATATAAGGTCGTCTAATTCTTCAAATCCTGTTTTCTCTGATTTTTCTGATACAGGGGTATAGTAGAGTGGTTCTATTTCAGTAGGGTTTACACTACCTATACCTATACCAGTAAAAGTTAAAGGAGACTTACTGTCTTGAAAGTTTTCTCTTTTCAATTCAAGAGAAATAGGAACAGCTCTATTTTTTCCTATCTCTTTAACTCCGTAGTCTTGCTGTAATATATTTTTGTATGACCTAAGCTGTATACCAAATGCACCTTGTTTGTAATTAGATACATCTTCAGCTGTTTTAGACATACTCATAAACTTCCAATCATATATATTAGCCTTACCATTTTCATCTATGATAAGAAGATCAATCGTACCAGCTTCCTTTTCTTTTTTATTATATACTTTTATCTCAGAAAATACGAGAGGAGTCTTTCCATCTTTAGAATATTCTGCAACAAGATTTGTATAGTATGTTTCTAACTTTGCATAGACTACAGCCTTTTTAGAATCTTCTATTACAGGACGAGGTTTAGAAACTTCTCTTCTTGTGCCATCTTCATTAAAGTATCTAGAATGAATCTCTTGAAAGTAATCATGAAACTCTATACCAAGTTGTTTTTTAAACTCATTATCTCTATCCTCTTCTTTGGTAAACGGTGGTTTATTTTTAAACTTTTCTAAATAGTATTTTTTTACTTGGTCTGTTACTCTTTTTGGATTCTTTTTCCATTCACCGTCTACATACAATTCATATTCATTACTTATCTCATCACCTAGTAAAGGATTAGAGTTCTCTTTTACCACAGGAACACTTCTAAGAATTTTCTGAGTTTCTAATAGTTCTCTCTGTATATTCTTTTGAGCATCTGTTACAGAAAAGTATATCTCTCTAGGTGTACCATCAATTAAACTTCCCTCTACCCCTTCAACAACTTGATCAGCTGCTGTTTGAAATATATTTAAATTAGATTTTGCATACTGTCCTTTGAACCAGTCAGTTATATCATTCCAAATTCTTCTAAATATAGAAGCATTCTCTTCTTCTAACAACTCTTCAGAGATTTCGGTTTCAGTTAGACTACTAGAGACTAATTGAGTAATTAGTTTATCTGCAGCTTCTTTTTTTATCTTTCTAATATTAGGTCTTCCATCTTCTAATTGATAAGCTGGAATGTTCCTATACTGTTTTAATGTGTCCTTATATATTTTAAATCTACCTATTTTAGATATCATTTCTGTAACTAAACCAGGATTCTTTTCTTCTATTATTTGAGTGGCAATGTGCACTATCTCTTCTGTCACCTCTACATCTGTAGACCCTTCACTTATAGCAATCATCTTTCCAACAGCATCTGCAATAGCATAAGCACCACTAATATCTATATCAGGATTTTGCTCTGCATAAGTTTGTAGGTCTAGAATGTCTACACCCATTTTAGCTATAAGTTGTTTTACTTTAGGGGAAATAGATTCAACACCTGCTACACCAGTGTATTCCTGTCCAGGAACATCACCACTATACTCATTCCATAGAAAGTATGCTCTTGCTTTACCTTGGGCAGCAACCAGCTCTTTCCACTCTGGTAAATTTATATTAGGACATGTCGCCATTTCTTATATTTTACAAATTTCTTCAAATATCTCACCTGCTTGTTCTTCTGTATACCCTAGCTCTGTTAATAGCACTGTATTAATAGCAGCTTCACTGTACGTAGCATTTGACAAACTTAATTTATAGACTGCACCTGTTTTAGTAACTAATTGGTTACTGTCTGATGTGTCATTCTTTTGAGCAACTGGCCTTACAGCAGCTTTTCCTTTCCATGCTTCTATTATAGTAACATCTTGTTTCTCTTCTGCTTTTAATAAACCATTATCAAATACAGAAGGCTTAGCATTTATGTAATATTCTTGAGCTCTATAAGAATCTCCTAGTGCATTTATATGTTTGTATACAAAATATTCCATAAGTTTACCAGTTTTTTTCTGTTTGTAAGAATGAATAAAACCTTCATCTCCACTCTTTATCTTCTTAAATAAAGCTTTATTAATAAATGAGAAGTCTCCTTTAGAAGCCATTTCTTTTCTTTGTTTAGCATCATAACTTCCACTGTTCCAACTATATGTTATATAGTCTGATTGTCCTTCCCTAGTCCCTGTACCAATTGTTACTAATTGAGGTATAGCTTTTGTAGCTGTACTTGCTTTAATGTTTTTAGGAAGGTATAACATTGCTGGATTGTATCTTTTACCTTGATCTGTTTGTATCCAAGGAGCCTTCTTTGATGGAACAATTCCACTTCCAGCAGACCAATTATTTCTCTCGAACATACCTAGTTCATAGAAGTCGTTCAAGTTAGGGTTTTTTTCTAAGGTAGACAATGTTTGATTGTATATTTTTTGGAAGTCTTCATAAGGTAACAAAGATGTAAATGATATAGGAGAATTATTTAAACCTGACTGTAGTATAGAACTTATTAAAATATTACTATATAGATTACTTCCATCACCTAATTCTTCTTTAAGTTGGCGGAAAGCATATATAATAGAGTTCTGTTCATAAACTTTTCTATCATTGTTTCTTAACTTTATATTATTAGCAACATCCCCAACACGTTTATTAGGATCACTTTCCAATAGTCGCACTACTTGGTTTTCATATAAAGGATGGTTAGGGTTTCCTAATACATCTTCGACAAACTTGTCTACTTGAAAAGCTATTCCATCTTTGTCTATCAGTAAAGACTTTAGAAACATGTTTAAATTTTGATCTGTCTGAACTGCATAATCAAAGAAACTATTTGTTGCAGCTCTACTAATTTTAATAAAATCTCTATCTGATCTATTAATGTATGGACGTAAAACCTTTTGCAAGATTGTTCTACTCCTGTCTTGATCTGATGTAAGAAAGTTAGCTATGCCATTTCTTGCTTGTGTAAGAGACAATATAGTTTCTTTTAAGAAAGTGGTTTGTACTAAAGCTTCAGCAGCTGGAATTACTTTTCCATCTACATAACTAAATATGGGTTTCTGTAATGCATTTAAATATTGTTCTTCTTTTTTAAAGATGAGTAGAGGGTCATTAAATGTAGAGGTATCCCAATTCGTACCTTGTGTTACTTCAAATAGATCTTGAGCTTGCTTTGCGTAGTTTAAAAACTCATCTAATATAAGTCTTTGATATGCAGCATCTTTATTACTAAAGGTAGTCTTACCAAGTTGTGAACGTAATGCATTTGAATCAGGAAGAAGTTGTTTTTCAGCAGATGTTAAGTTACTTGGGCTGTCATATTTATTTTCTTTAAGCTCATTAGCAAAGTCCTCTATAAATAACCATGTATAACCACTCTCTTCTATCTTGTTTAAATAGTCAATAATGATAGGTTGGTTCATAAAGTATGCTACAGAATCTATTGGTACACCAGCCTTAATTAAGTACAACCATGTAGAAGCTGTAGCAGGTGTAATTCCTAACTCTATAATCCATGGACCTGCTGATATATCTACCATGCCATCTATCACTTGTCCATTTATGTCTGATATATAATCTTCAGCTTTATTTTTGACACCAGAAAGACTTATCATCTCACCGTTATCAGGTATGTTTACAGTATTTTTTCTTCTAAACTTTATACTATTTAGTTCTACAAATACTGGAGAATGTTGGTTAAGTGCTAAGTTAGTTTGATTCACTGCAGCAATACCAATACCTCTTTTACCTTGTACAAAAGCATTACGTAACCTAGCCATAAATCTTCTATTTAGTAAGTTACCAACGTTACGATAGTTAAATGCTGATTCTTTTGTCTTGTCTACAATCTCTTTAGATAATTCTTCTAATTGACTAGCGTCATTTGGAACAGTTAATCTTTCATAGTTTTCTGGAAAGGTTATAAGATTCTCTGTAGACTGAATAAATTCATTCTCTAAAGATCTCATATACATTCTATCTATTACAGTCTGACGTATACCTTTGTCTTTAAGTTCTAATATGTAATCATCAATAACATCCTGATTGTCAAAGGTTTCTCCAAATATAGCTTCAATTAAATCACCTTCAAGTTCTCCAGATTCAAACAAATCTATTTGAGCTTGTAATTCTTTTTGCTGAGCTTTATTAAGAAGTGAACCTGCATCAAATAACTCTCCAAATCTTTTCTTGGATTGTTCACCATATCCATAAAATGGAATTAACTGTAACTCATTATTAATGTATGTTACATTTTTAAGATACATGAAAAGTTTATCAATATCAAAATCCGATCCCACCTTCTCTACTAGAGCAGCAGGTACAACAACATTATCCCCAAATTCTTTTGGTAAGAATTGCTTTATCTTTATAGCATCAATAGAGTTTTGTTTCTGTGTAGGTATACGGAAAGCTACACCACGTAATATCTTTTGACCTTCCTCAGTATTGTTTAGGTATTCTAGAAGTGCCTCATCAGATAAGCTACTACCAAACCAACGACCCACCATAACTTCCATTACGTTTTCTCCCTTTGAGTTATTGTAAAACTTAAGTACCTCAGAAGTATAACCTATCTTACCATTAATAGTGGTTTTTTTTGTACGAGTAGACTCAAATAATGCTGAAGGTATCTGCACTTTCTGTCCACCGTTTATCTTAGGACGTACAATACTTTTCTGTACTATAGAATATAATATATTTCTAATCTGATTATATGATTGGGTAGCTTCTAGAACTGCATCTCCCATTAAAAATCCATCTAGAGCATCACTTATATTATCATTAGTCTCTCTTTTAAATAATTCCTCACGTAATGTTTTAGCAGCTGGAGCCAAATCAGTAACTTTATATGCGTTACCTACTCTGGTAATACCAAGTTTTTTCATCATAACATTAAGACCTTCCTTGGTCATCTCATCTAAGAGCTTTGTGTTATTCTGAATCTCTGCATATATAACTGATGCTTTTTGTTTTTGTTCTTCAGTTAAAGTTAACCACTGATCAAGTGCACCTTTATAATCTATAGGCATACCATTATCTAAGTAATCTAGAGTTATAAGTTTAGTAATTTGACTTGCACGTGTTACTCTTCCATCTTCCTTAGAAGGTACTTCTGATTGCAGACTTATAATATTAAACGGTATATTTATAACACTTTCATATTCTGCATTATTAAACTCACCATCATCATTATATGTATCATGTATACCTTCTGCTCCTACTTTTCTACCAGACTCAAAGACCAGATAATCTATATCTTCTTTTTGCATCTTATCATATAACTTAAGAGTATTAGATGTAGGATTTATTTCATGCATCACTCTGTATGAAAGAGGATATAATGCATATTTATCTAGCACTACATTATTATTAGCAGATACACTACCGTCTTTATCTAGTTTAGCACCAGAAACAATAGGTTTAAGAGTTACGTATGTACTCTGTACTTGAGGGTTACCTTCTTTTAAAAGATCTTTTTCTGATTTTGAAAGTGGTAAACTCTTGTGTCTTTTGTACCAAGCTATATCATATCTATATTGACTCTCTTGTGCATCATTCCAGTCTGCAGTTCTAATTCTAAAGTTACGATAAGCTTTTATAGAAATTATTCCTCCACCATCAGTCTCTGTATATGCTTTATAATTAGGTATATCTATTACTCCTTTTACATCTCCTCCTGTTACAGTTCGAAAGTAATCTCTAGTAAACTTAGTATAACCTACAGTATCTATTTCTAATCCTCTATTCCATATTTCATTTGCTCTATTGTTCCATTGTGGAGAGTTGTTAACTATAGCTTGTCTAGGAGATAAGAAACTTTTAATACGTTTAAGTTCATCTTTATATCCATAAGGATCTCCATATAGTATTTTATGCATCTCTATGTTAGAAATGATATAATTAACCTCCTGCACAAGAAGTTTTCTGTCCATTTCTTGTATAGTCATATTTGTCATACCTTCTACACCTGATGCAGTATACCTATCTGTAAGTTCTCCTGATTGCTCATTTTCAGCTTGTTGTATAACTCCGTACTTTAATAAAAAAGTAGCATATTGATTTTTATTTCTTTGTATATAAGAAGAAGTAGCATCTATAATTTTATCTACACTGAGTTCATAAACTTGTTCTGCTGTTAAAGCAGGATCTAAAACATTTTGTCTTATCTCTTCATGCAATTCTTCTCCTAATATCTCTTTAAAGAATCTTAAGTCAGAAGTTTGTCTATTATCTATCTCAACTATATCACGTTTTTCTCTAGCTAATTCTACTTCAGAAAGAAAATAACCTTTCATTACAGTGTTTAATACTGCACCTCCACTTACTATGTCTCTTTCAGTAATAGGATTGCCCATTTCTAACGTATGCTCTAAAGAAGAATCTCCAGGAACAAGGTTTAGATATTGACCATTTATGTTTTGATTTAATTCTTGTCGTAGTCTATCAGGAAATTGTAACTGAGATGATCCCTTTGCAGTACCTTTTTGTCCATTGAGTATTCCTCCAGCATATCCTGGCTTAAATAAATTTACTTTATCTGTTCTTAGGTTACCTTCTGCATCATATATTCTTTCTATTATAGTAGAGTTTTGTGCGAATACATCAGTTAATAAATAAGAATAAGGAGTATCTCCTAGTTCTTGCTTATTTCCTACAGATGTCATAAAGTTATGTACTTCAGATGCAGCATTAGTTCCAATATAAGTTTGAACTCTCTCACCATCTATATTAAAGTATGTACTAGATACCTCTGGGTTAGTAGCTATAACTTTTAATGTAGCTAAATTTAATATCTGTCCAGCAAAGTTTAATGATTTAGTAGAAAAGAATTTAATATCTTTTGATTGTTCAATACTTTTCTTTATTCCATTAACAGCTGATGCAAATCTTTTCTTTTGACCTACATCAAAATTATTGTACTCTTTTGCATTAAAAGGTATGCCTAATCCTCCTAAGAAATTAAACATGTTCTGCAAAGTATTTAAAGGATATTTAGATAACTTTTTAGTGTCTGGATTAAATACTCCACCCACTTGCTTAAATATTCCATTACCTCTCTTAGATGTAGTAACAATAGAGTTTAGATACTGTTGAGACATCTGACGAGATGCTGTAGATAAATTAGCTTCAGAAACTACAGTTTCTCCATTCTCTAATACATTTACTATTTTAACAATAGGATTTTGTTTTTTAAATGTTTTAAACAATGCTGCTAGTAAGGTTAACTGATGTCTTTCAGTAATATTGTCAAGACTAACTGCACCTTCATTAGCACCTCTTCCACTAAGACGTTTATATAAAGATAAGTAATTAGGATCATTAAGAGCAACATCCCTTAACTTCTCTAACATGTTCTCCATGCTAGTAGCATTAGAAACATTTTCTAAAACAGTAATAAATGTTTGTGTAACAGGAAGAAGCTTAACACCGTTTATAGTGCTAGGACTAAATCTTACATCTGCATTTTCATTAACTGTAACTACTGGAACAGTAGCTAGTAATAATTTTACTGCTGCTCCAGTCTTTTTAAAGTTATCTATTTTTGTAGCATCAGAATTATACCCTTTATTAGATCTATCTTCTTCTAGTTGTAACTGATCAGCTTCATCAAAAGTAATCCCAAAAGATAGTATATATTCTTTATGCTTTTTAGTAAGATAAGTCCATGAGTCATCTATTCTTTGCATTAGATCTACAGTCTCATCTATTTTATTATCTATTTCTTGTAATTGACCTCCAGTTGACTTTTCAAACTGAGGACGAATGTCTTTATACTGTTGGGCCACCTGTCCTACAGAAGCAAGAACCTCACCTTTTAATCTACTATATAACTCTGTTTGATTAAGTTCTGGTACTGAGAATAAACTTTCGTTATTTGCAATTATATTTCTCAGTGTAAGATATGTCATGTGCTCAATCGTATCATGTACTTGCACATCACTAAGACCTGTTTCTACTCTAAATACAGCACTAGTTCCTGGTGTTGCAAAGTCAACAGTATCATAAGAATTAAATAACCCAAAAGGTAAAAGAGGAAGGTAATCCAAAGACACAAAGCCACCTCCATCAATCTTGTCAAACAATTCATTACTATAAGTTTGTGACTGTGGACTAAGAAACCATTTTTCAATAAGATCCTTTAATTGTTTAAATACTCTAGAAAAGAAACCACCTTCTGGTTTTTTCTTGTCTTGTATATAATCTCTAAAGTCTTCTGCTAACTGTTCTCTCATTTCATCTCTCGTAGCTTGAGAATATTTTACTGTTCTTCCTGTAGGTCTGTCTACAAAAGTTCCTTTGCGAGATGTAAATTCATTAAATAGTTTTTCCTTTTCTTGTGGAGATAAGAATTGTGCAAAGACAGCTTCAAATGCTTCATGGTAAACTGTACCTACTTCTGCATTTTCATATACATATATACTATTGTTTTCAAAGAATCCCCATGCTTTTTTTCCATCTTTAGTTTTTATTATATTCTTAACTCTATTGAAACTAACACCAGGTAAATTCTTAGACATCCATGCTCTTGCATCTTTCCAGTTCTCCTCACTCATTCCCTCTATAGACTCAGTAACAACCTCACGTAGAACTTCATTGTTCTGATTATTACGTCCATTCTTTAAAGCGTTTAGCACATCACTACTTGGAGATGATTTACCTTTTTGTTTTCTTGCAGCCATGATCTGATCAAACATCTCAGGAGTCATTTGCATTTCATCCTCTGCATCCTGTTCTTTTAATTTAGCTAACTCAGGTGCTATATAATTATAGATCTCATACTTTATACTTTTCTTTATTTTTTCTTGTGTTGCAGCATCAGGATTTTCTGCAAGTAATTGTTTCAAGTCATCATTCATCATAACTGAAATCTGTCCCTTTTCCTTATAGTTTTGAGCAGTAGTACTTGGAGAAGCTTTAAACAAAATCTTTTTGCCTTTAGGACTGGTAAAGGTATTAGTTTGTTTGTTATCTAATACAACTTCAACCTCACTAGTTTGTGGTGTTGGTTTTAAAGATAAAGTTTGATTTTTAATTTCATTCAATATAGTTTCTCTAACACTCATGCCTTGAGCAATTGTGTTAAATAGATCTGTACCTACTTGACCTGCGTTATCTTTTCTTTGACCAGGTGTTAAGCTTTTGTTGCCTTCTATAATCTCAGCTACTGATCTATTGTCTTCACCTGTTACAGGGTTTTTTCTGTTGTAGATTAAAGCAAACTTAGATGCTGATTCTTCTGCAGTTTGGTTGTCTAAAGAACCTTCCTCTGTTTGTAACCATGAAGAAACTATAGTACTTAAAGATGATTGTTTATTTAAACTAACCTCACTAGTTTGTTGTGTTGGCGCAGCTGGTCCTTTTGGACTTATTACTTGAATTCTTGTTGACTTTGGTGGCACCACTTCGGATATAAAATCTTCAGCACTATCTTCATTTACAAAATATACACCCCTTCTGTTAACCTCATCACTACCTTCTACCACAGGTTTCATTGTAGTATGTAAAGGAAGTTGAAAATCTTGTCTTGTACCTCCTCCTGGTATGTTTTTAGATAATAGATAGGTTTGGTAATTAGGCCACGTTATTGATTCTATTGTACCGTTCTCATTTATTTTTGTTATTTGCTCAAAGGACTGGTCTATGTTTTTTAGATTAGAGTTATCGATGTTATTATACATCTGGCCCAACGTCTCAATAATAAATTCTTTATTCTTTGATATAGAAACAGGGTTAAAATCCACTGATGGAAATGCTCCCATTTTTAATGATAACTTAGTAAAATTTATTCCTGATATTGATTCACCAATTTCTCTTTCAAAGAACACACTATTTTGTCCTGTTGCTTTTCTATTACCATTAGTGTCTACAGGAATTCCCCAATAAGTTACACCTTTTAAAAAGTTAAATAATCGAACTGATGTATCACTAGTTGCTCCTTTATCTAAATCTACTATCTCTTTAGAGAGTGCATGTAAAGAATCATATATAGCTTCTGCTTCTTGTGTAGTATGTTTTCTATTTCTTAACTTAACATATCCATTAGGTAGATCTAAAAATACACTACCAAAAGGTTGAGAGTACGTAACTGTACCTTTAAATATATTCTTGTTAGTCGTAGGAATAAATATTACATTAGTTTTAGATAAATCCGTTTCACTAATTAAGTCTGCTTCTACTACAGATGTAGTTCCTAAGACATTATTTCCATTAGAGTCTTGTTCATATTGAGGTATACCAAAAGATGCTTCTATATTAAATGGTACACCTACCATATTCCTGTCTAGAATACCTTTTCTAAAGACACCAAACTGTTTTTTAATTGCAGCTGTTTCGCTATCCTCTACTCTAAACAAACTACCTTTAGTGTTTGTAAGAGATGATTCAGGTATAGTTTGATAGATAGCATTGTCTAGTTGATTCTTAGTGTTAGGTATAGGTTGACCATCAACTCCTACTAAGTTACCAGCTGTATCTATCATCACCATAACAATAATAGAATCTCCAAACTTTTCCATAAGTTCTGGACTACCATTATCAAGTATTCTTTGTACAACCCCATCTAATTTTTGGTCTTGGGTCTTAAGTGTTAAATATATAGCACGAATATTCTTTCTATTCGCAAACTTATTTAAGTTTACTCCAAATGTATTAGCTCTAACTTGATGATCCTGTATTGGGCCTGTAGGTTCACCTACACTAGCTCTTGGTATTACGTCATTAGACTTTTTAGAAATAGGATCAAATGATTTTGGTTCTGCATCTGTTACAGGACCAGTATTTGCAGTTTGTTGTAAGTCTGCTAGCAACTTAGTATTATTAGCAATCTTATCTTGATTTTGTTTTTCTACAACATACTCATCCATTACTCTTTGGAATCTATCTACAATAACTTTCTTAGCTACATACTCTTTTCTTAGACTCTCTAATGTAGCTTCTAATTCTTTACGACTTTCTAATGCATCAAACACATCTCTCTCAGAAACATTAGTTTCTTTTTGTATGTCGTTAGTAAGATTAAAGTTAGCTAGTTCTTGTTTTAATAAAGGCCATGTATTTAATAAGTCTTCTCCAGTCACAGACTTTTCTAAAAGATCTTTTAAATAATCACCATAATCTTCATCATATACATATGTAGTTTCTAAAGCACTCTTAAGTAACTTAGCTGCCTTCTTAGTAGCTTTCTTTATAGAGTCTAGTAATTTGTTATTAGCTTTTATTTCGTTGTTTACAGCTTTACCATTTTGTTCTAGTAAAGATAGTTGATCTTTTAATTCTTTTAAAAACTCTTTAGTGTTTCCTGGTAGGTCTAATAGATCTACTTCAAATGCTTCAAAGTATGAAGTGTTTAAATCAAGCTCTTCTTGCTCTCTTTCTAACTCTGTGATACGATCTTGCGTATCCTGTTGCATAGCAGTATAGTTATTTATAGCTCTAGTAAAATTCTTTTGTGCCTTAGAATATGTTAGTTTTATTCTAGAACCTCCCTCTTTCATTGTATAGATAGACTCAAGATCTTTCTTAATGATAGCTAGTTTCTTTCTATCCTTCTCTAACTGTTTATTTATCTCCTCTAATCTTCTCTTAGACTCTACGCCTAAGTCATTCATTATCTTAAGCCTATTCTCTCTATTTGACTGAAGAGTTTGTTCATTCTTTGCTAACTCCTCTGGACTAAGAAACTGATTTGCAGCATCTTGTTGTTCAGCAGTAACTTTTCCTACTGGAGTAATTCTTGCTTGATCAAATCCAGGTTGTGGTGCAAAAAACTTATTAGCTAATTCTTTTTTAAGAATAGTACCATTAGAATCTTTATATACAAAAAACAGTTTCCCATTATCATACATAAGTCTTCCTTTTCTTTTACCTCCAAAGTTTTTACCAAAGTTAAATTCAAATACTTTATCCCTATGCCTGTAATAGAAGTTAGCTGTCTTGTTATTAACTAATGTAGATTTTCTACCTACATTATAATCTAATAAAACATCTGGTGATATATCCCTTACCTGGCCAGACTGATCTTTGATCTGAATAGTTCCATCTTCATTCTGTCCTACTGGAACAAAACTACTTATTACTACTGGTTCATCAAGAGGTGTTTCCCCTTCAAAGTTTACACCTTGTCCTACAAAATACTCTTGTCCTATTTGTAATGACTGTTCNCCATTCTTAGCTTTAANTACAAAAGTATTGGCATCATCTTCTAATATTTCCTCGTATGTTTTAACACTATCTTGTTGACGTAATGGCTTCTCTTGAAAGTTTTTAGGATTAGTTTTTATAAGCTCATACTCTTGTAGCATTAGTTCTCTAATCTTAGCTAGAGCAGCTACGTCGTTTAACTTTTCTCCTAATACATCTTTTTTATCAGAAAGTATATCTAAGTTTTGTATTTGATTAACAGCATTATTAAAGCTTTCAACCTCTCCACTTATTAGATCTTGTAATATCTCTTGTATATTTAAAGTGGGAATTGCAGCTTGTAACTCTGCTGATAGTTGAGGTATGCGACTGTCTGTATCTGCAACTGTAGAAGCTGCGTATATCATTTTATTTATTACAGCTGGTCCGTACGTACGATATCTTTTTCCATCAACACCTTCTTCAGTAATTCCTCCATACCTAAGCTCTAAAGATTGGTATAGACTATTTACGTCATTAGCTGTTTGTTTAAAGTTTTCTAGACGTGCAATAAAAGTTTCTTTTGTTTCTCCTTCTTGAACTTTTCCTTCTGCAACCAGTTGAGCAAATCCTTGTTCAGTAGAAGACAGCTTTTTCATATCTGCTATGTCTTGCATAACTAAGTCTAATCTACCATATTTTATTCTAGGAGTAAGGTAGTTGATTATGTATTGACTTTCTAGGTTTTTATAAGACAACATGTCTCCACGTTCAGCAGCTTGTTCAAGCTCTTCTCCTAAAACACCAGCTCTATTGTTAGAATATATACTTTCTTTTGTAAAGTCAGAGAGTTGAAAATCATTTAGTAGCTCTATAGCCTCTGCTGTATCTGCTGCTCTTTGTTGATTTCTTCTATACCTACCTCGTCCAGTCATTATACCACCAGACAATCCACCAATCAATGCATTCTTTGCACCCTCATCACTAAAGACACCTTTAGTTAAACCTACACCTATAGATGTTAACCAACTAGTTGCTTCGTTATTATATTGCTTATTGTAATAATCTTGTGTTCCTACACTACTTCCATACTGTGAAACTTCCTCTAGTCCTTCTGAGACAGTAAATGTGTAAGGTCTAATATTGTTTAGAGTACGTAGTATAGGATGTAACTTAGATGTCTTTGCTGCATACTTTCCTCCCTCATATGCAATATCATCTATCTCTCTTACAAGACCATTGATTGCTCGTTTATCTGCTTTAAAACTAGAACGTGCAATACGTGGAAAGATAACATAATTACTTGCAGTTAGTATTCCTACATTAGCATAAAAAGAAGCGTTACCTGCTCCTTCTACAGCTGCATTAATATTATCCATTTGTTCAGCACCAGGAACTACACCATACTCTTTTTTAAATTCATCTATAAGTTCTTGTCTAAACTCATTACTGTTATGTAGCGCCTCAATACCTGCTTCACCAGTTGTTGATAATCCTGCTACCACAGCTCTTCCTGCTGGGTTAAGTAAATTATATTGTGCTAAGAAACTATCTGATAAAGCTTTTATTTCACCATATACACCAGCTCCTTTATTTGCTGCACTTAATCCTTTTTCTGTAGCAGCTAAAGTTTCTGCTGCCTTACCCATAGAAAATAATCTAGAGGTTCCTGGAAGTGCTTTTAATACATTAGTGTATGCACCACCTGTTAAATAAGCACCAGCTGCAAATCCAAGATTCTTAATTACACCATCAAATACAAAATTTCCTGTAGCCCAATATTTAGGAGAATAAAAATTAGCATCTCTTTCTGCTGCTGTATAGTAGTTTGGCATAGCATCTTCAGACCACTTGTTAATTCCATCTAACCCTCTATTAAATTCATTATCATAGAAAGACGAAAACTTACCATCATTTATTGCTTGATACACGCCATTAACAAGTCCTGCTGTACCTTGTATAAATGTTGTACCTGCAAGAATAAGTCCTTTAGTTACACCGTTTACAGCTTTACTGCCCAAAGATTGATATTGTCCAGCCATGTCTTCATTGTCAACTCCCATTGACGAAGGTTGAAAATAATCGTATCTATCGGCTCCTTCATATTCATCTGCAGTAGTTATCCTATCTCCCTTACCTCGGTCACCTCTTGTGCTAGCATCTCTTAAAAGCAAGTCTAGTCCACTTGGTTGATTACCGTTATTAGGTTTAACAACCCCTAAGTTGGGACGTGTAGATATATTAGGCATGGGTCTTGGATTTCCTGGTTCTCTATATCCACCAAATCTTTCTTGCATAAAAGATTGGTTTGAACTAGTAGGACTAGGAACATTTGCCATAGGAGGTATGTTTATACCTGTCTGTGCTTTTTTTATATCTTTTGCCATGTTGTTTTTGTTAGTTGCTTTCAGCAGCCTTTTTGAGATTAGCAATATATTCGTCTGTCATAGTAGCACCTCTACCATTTAGTATTTCATATATATCTGAATCGCTTATTTTTTGTAATGTTGTTGCTACTTTCTCTTTTACAAAAGGTACATCAAGTGTAATGTTTGAAGTCACCTCCCCAGTTATAGGATTGGTTATATTTAATTTTAAATAATAAACACTATTAGGGTCTTTAGGATTTCTCTTAGTTACCAAATCTCCAGTAACTCCAAAGTATATTGTATTAGGAAAATCTCTTCTACCTTTTAATCCAGCAGTAGCCGGTGTAGTATTGTATGACATGTTTGTAGAAGTAGACCAAAAGTCTTGTTCTGGTCTTGTATAAATAGTTTCATTATTACCTGCACTATTAATAATTGTAACTTCTTCTAGGTCTGGTCTTGTATCTAACATAGAAGGAAGATAGTTATTATTAAAATATTCAATAGAAGGACTGGGTTCATATGTCTCACCAAACACAGTTGAATACAACTCAGGTGTCATATCTATAGTTTCAGTTTCAACAGAATTCCCAGATCCAGTAGAACCAGTTATAGTTACTCTATAGTTATCTCCAATTCCTTTAGTTATAATATTTGAACTTACAAGCTTACTGCTAATCCTTCTTATGTTTTCAGCCTTGTCTTCATCTAAACTCTGAATCTCATTTGCTAAACCTTCTAGTGTACCTGCAAAAATTCTTTGTTGTTTACTATCTTCTAGTGGAATGTTATAAGATACTGATTGAGGAACTATGCTAGTAAGTCTAAGTTCATCAGCCAGATATTTGTTTCTATCTTCATCAAGATTATCTTTCATAGCTGCTCTTGGTTTACGTGAATTAGCCCAGTCATCATATACGTCTGAACCACTACTGCTGCTAACTCCATAAAGAGCTCCTCTGTCGTATCCAGGAACAAAAATTTGATTGAACACTGCTAATTCCTCACCACTTAATTCACTTTGAGCTCTATCAATACTTCTTTGATTTATACTATCTGGTAAAGGCATGTCATCACCATCTGTGTCAGAATATACATATTTTTGAAACTTCTCAAACATGACATCCATTGAGTTATAATCTATAGAAAGAGTACTAGGTATTACTTGACCATTTGATGTATCATCAAAATTTACTGTAATTGTTTTATTTAATCTTTCAAGCTCTACAGGAGTAGGAAATAGTAATAAAGACTCTTTACGAAGCTTAGTAATAACTTCATCCTTACGAGTATAATCTTCCTCTAACTTAACTATTTCAGAAAGTGCTGAATGAAGATCAGAGGCTACAGCAGATCCTTGACTTTTTTTGAAATTAGCCAACAGGTCTTCAAGTTCCTCTTTACTTTTTCCATGAGTCTTCATGTATTTTTCTTTGTACTGATCACGTAAAGCTTCACTGTTATCTTTATCAAGTTCTGCGTAAGCCACAACATCCACATCATCTTCTTCTTCTCCACCTGGCATTGGAACACCACCGTAACCTTCTTGATTTGCTTTTTCTAATACTTCTGCTTTTCGTTCTTCTATTGCATTTCTGATTTTATTATTTTTTTCAGTCTGTAAATATTTAGCATTAAACTGAGCAGCATCCTGTTGCATTTGTAGTACCTTTAACTGATCTGCTCTTGCTGGATTACTATGAACAGTTTGCGAAACATTTTTACTTGACATAGAATTAGAAAAATCTCTCATCCAGTTAGTAGAATATAGCCTAGCTTTTGAACTCTCTACATCTCCTTCAGTAAATGAACCTGATACATTTTCATACTCATTCTTTAAAAGATTTGTTTGAGAATCTAATTGGTCTATCTGATTTTGAATTCTAATCTTTTCTGAAGCAGTAGATGCATCGTTCATTATGCTTTCTAAAGAATTTCTTTCTTTTAAAAGTGCATTAAAAGTATTAGAATAACTTTCATTAATATCATTTACAAATTGATCATCAGAAACATTTGAATATTGGTATTGTCCATCAATGTTCATTTGATTAAATGCATCTGGAGTAAGTCCAGCCATTAATGCAGTTTGTATTTTATCAGCAGATATGCCTTCTACTTTTTCTCTTGTAAGTACATTGTATATTACTGTTCTTCCATTCTTATCTTTCTCCATGTAAACATCTCCCTCAATGCTATCAGAAGCAAGAGCTTTAACTATTTTCATAGCTTGTTCATTGAAATTAACATAAGGTTTAAACTGTGTATTAAAAGAAGCATCTATGCCTCCCTCATACCATTGTTGTACACTCTTATTAAAGTTCCAGTCATTTGATTCTGAACCTTTGCCATCTAGGTTAATCTTTTCTTGATTCTCTAGTTGCTTTCTATATTTAGCTGCGGACCCTACAGCATTTAGTATGTTAGGATCTTTAACTAATTGGTTTGTCATACCGTCTACAGTATTAACAAGTTGAAAGTTTGAAAAATCCGAAGCTGCTACACTTTGTAATTGTCCTCCAAGAGAGTTTAGTTTGGATTGTAGATACTTTTTATCTACGTCTCTTACTACATCCAGTCCAGCAATATTATCTATGCTTTTTTGAATTTTCTGTACGCCCTCTTCATAACGTTGTTGTTTGAACAGACCAACCTTAAGCATATCCTCCACAGGAAGTTGCTCTCTATATTCATTGAAGGTAGGTATGTTATCTAAGTATGATGCCATAATTTAACAAATGTATTATTATTTATAGAACTTTCCAAAATAGGATAACCTATTCTAGTAATTCTTTATCACCAGGTTCGTTATAGTTTTTTGTACGCTCGTACAACATTGCTATTTTTCTGATTTCTTTTTACTGTTTTTATTGGTTTTAATTTAGCACCGTATTCAGCTACGGTAGTAGTGTCAGTGGTGGTTTGTTGATTAGCATTAGGATTAAATCCTCCACCAGTTAATATATTAAACATATCCATATATTTATTACCAGTACCAACTTGTCCTGTAGGTCCCATGCCTGGTATATTAAATACAGCAGGAGGTCCATCGTTTACAATGTCTAAGTTTTTAGTATATCCAAATTGGTTGTATAATTCACTTAGAACCTTTTGTCTCTGATTAAGTTGTTTGTTTGCTTGATACTTATCAGATATAGATTTAACAATTTCTTGCTGTGTTGCTTTAGTATTAGATAGGGCTTGAGCTTGTCTTTGTTGCTGTTGGTCATAAATGCCCAGATTCATTTTTTTGGCCTGATTGATCGCTTCAATGTTTCCACTGTATACAGTATCTTTCATAGCTTGGTTCTGTCTAAACTCTTCTCCTTTAGTTTGATTAATTGCAGAATACATAGGTGCAGCCATAGAAGCTTGCAGTGCTGGATTATTCATTGCTGCAGGATTTTGACTTGCTGCTCTATAAGCTGCAGTAACTTCATTCATTTGATCTTGTAAGCTTATGTCATAAGGTACTCTTAGCCTAGGATCAAATGTCTGTGCATATACAGGTTCAAGTTGATTGTTTGCAGCTGCATTTAACTCAGGTATAATCTGATTGTAGTCTAGATTATTTTCTAATTCTTCAGAAAACAAAGGTCTAAGCATATTTACATCAAACGGTATTTTAGATTTAACAGTAGTAGTTTCTTCTGTTGTTACAACTTCTTCTTCTTCTTCCGCCACAGCAACATCTCTGTACCTTCTTTCTGTTTTAGGTGTCTCACTATCTTCACTTTTAAATCTAGCTGATATTGTTTGATCACCAAATAATCCATCAACCTTTATACTATTAGGATTTATCTTATTAAATTCTCTTTGGAATAACATTACATCTTCTTTTGTGTCAGCTTTCCAATCAGGGTTCTTATCAAAAAACCATTTGTTATCTTTTTTCCAATCATTATATTGTTCAGCAGTTATTTTTTTATTAACCATTTTTCCTATATCGGAACCTCCAAACTTTTGATCTTCAGGAATATCTTTTATAAAATCAACTTCAGTGTTTGTCTCCGTATCTGATGACTCCTCCTCTATATAATATTTACCAAAGTTTTCTGAGTTTTTATCTTCGTCTAAAGTATAACCAGCAGCGATTGCTTCTTCAGCTGATTTAAAAGGTAACTCATTTAAAGTAAGACCTTTTTGAGCTTTAGGTATCTTTCTACCATCTTCTGCATATTCAGTGTAGGTTTCTTTCTTACCATTCTTAGCATAGTTCTCTGTGTCTTTAACATCTTTAAGTACTCCTTTGCTTATAAACTGATTACCGTCTATATTATTTTCTTCAAAGGTATCATTTAATGCACTTTGAATATCAGCTAATACTCTTTTTTTATTTGCGATATCTTTTAGCTTCATGTCACCTCCATTTACAATAACATCAGATGTGGATCTTAATAATTCTCCCCACTTAGTATTATCAATGTCAGCAGCAGCGTCTACAGCAGTCCCCATTTGTTTATTTATTTTTGATTCTTCAGAATTAAGATTATCAACATATTTTTTAAACTTTTGACCTCCAGCATTTTTATCACCTATTTCTTGTGCATACCCTTTTGGTATTTTTAAATCTCCGAAGACTACTAAGCTTTCTTGGTTTCCACCATCCTTCATAATTTGAGCTGGTTCATTTTCTACCTCTACTACTGCTTCATTATTAGCAACAGATTGTGGTCCGTAAGCAACACCTATTCCTGTTTTACCAGTTTTAGCATCTTTAGTATCGTGAGAGTTACCAGTAAATGATATACTCTGACCTCCAGCATACGGATTATATGAAACTGCATTAGCCTCACCTCCCCATAGAGTTTTAATATCTCCATTAGCAGCTACAGAACCACCTTCTTTAAGAGTGTTCATTTTAGGATCCGGTTTAAATAATTTACTTACAGAGTTACCTCCCATATATTTTACTACTTGAGGTCCAGGCACTCTTCCACCTTCTTTCATGTGTGATGCATACCCTGAATGGATTTGAGGTCCTATTTTCATGTTAGTCATCATTGATATATTTCGATCTATTTGATCCCTTTCCAGTTGTTGTCTTCTATCATTTCTATCAACTAGATCTCCAATACCACTACCAATAAATTCACCAATAGCTCCTCCTGCTGGTCCTCCAACCAACATACCTATACCTCTTCCAACTCCTCCACCTATGTTACTTCCTGCATCTCTTTCAGCTTTGTCTCCGTAGGCCATGTTTCCAGCTATATTACCAATTTGATCATATCCACCAGAAGTCATTCCTCCGCCACCAGAACCTCCAGAACCACCACTAAAGCCTCCCATAGCCTTAGGTAAATAGCCGCCATTCATAAATGACTTTGCTTTATTTACATTAATTAAAGGAGTATAGTCTGGATTATTAAATAAGGTTGCACCATTTTTTGCAAGTACATTTGTACCTACTCCATATATTGGAAAGAATTCTTCTCCTGTATTCTGAACATCTTCAGGACGGACGTACTCTCTTTCTACTTCTTCTGGCTTAGTCATGGCAGCTTGGTACTGTATACCAGTGACTTCCTTCATTTGTTTAAGATCTTTTAAAGCATCTTTCTGTCCCTGTATCTTACCTATACCCATAGCAATGTCACCAATTATAGGAGTACCCTCAATTTGTGTAAGAACCTGACTTCCAACTGAAGGTGCAGCTGAACCATCAGAGTTATACCTACCTTGTCTAGTAGCCCCTTCTGGTATATCTATATCTTGTCCCCAAGAAGGTGTAGCAGTTGAACCGCCTCCACCACTAAAACCTCCCATAGCTTTAGGTGCTTCATGTCCCCATCCTTTTTTCTTAAGAGCTAAGTGCTCTTTGTAAGTCATAGCTTTCTTACCTTTTTTAGTTTTTGGATCATACATCATATGTGGCTCAAACATATCTTTTTCTGACCCCTTTACTTTACCACCTTTTTTCAACATCTCTAATTCTCCAACCTCAACAGTTCCACCACCATTACCACCTCCTTTAGATAAACCACCCAAAAGCCCTTTAGCTTTTTCCATATTTTCTGGTGTAAGCATAGACATTAATCCACCGCCTTTCTTTTCTTGTTGTTGACTATATAATGCATCTATCTTTGCTTTGTACTCATATTCTTCTAACTCATCTTGAGTAAGCATAGAATCTACTCCAAGTTCAAATGCTCTATCTTTAAATTCTCCCAAACCAGACAAAACATTTTTCTTATTTCTTTCTAAAAGATCAGTACCATTCATTGGCTGAATGTTGTTATTTAGAACATCACCTGTTGCAGCTTTCTTAAGTTTAGATAATTGTTTTGCATATTTCTTCATGAAAGCCTCCTCCGTAGGAAACTTCTTATAGAATTCTTTTTCAGACTTAACGCCTGCTATTTTTAAAATTTGAGCTTTCATATTAATTATATTTGTTTAACCAGCCTCCTGGTTGTGAGGTGTTGTAGTTTGTAAAGTTAGTCAATTGATCTAGTTCTACCAAAGACTTTCCATCTTTAGCCATAGGATACTCTGTAACGCTGTTTCCATCATATTGATATTCTCCATTAGGATACATCATTTGAGTATCTCCTTTATCAGATACTCCAAGTACAGGGTAGTTAACACCCTTCATTGTTATTTTGTTGGAGTTTATTTTAGTTATTTTTCCTGGGTGTGCCCATTGCCCTCTGTTATCTTCTATCACACCACCGTTCTCATACTTAGATAACCATCCACCATTTTTGTTTTGTGAAGCAGCACCAAGTCCTACAGCTACTGGTACATATGCTGGAAGCTTGTTAAATATCTTTCTAAACTTCTCTTTGTCACCTAATAGTCTAAAAAAGTCTTCATCAACAGGGGTGTCTCCTTTTAACCCTTTCATCATTATCTGGTCAATCTTTGCAGCACTAACCTCTTGACCAGGTTTTAAATTAAAAGCTTTTCTAAGCTCATGTACTCTAGCATGCATCTCTTGAGGTCTTGATAGGTATTCCAATCTATCAATTAACTTTTCTCTTGTTTTTTGATCTTTTGTTGTGTTTATTTTATTAAGCCACCAGTCTTGATCTTTACCCACTGCATCTTTTAATATGTCTGTAGCTTCATCTGTATATCCTTTTCTTCCTGCTGTAACTGCATGCAAGTCTTCATGTGTAAAGGTTGAACCAGTATCCTTGCCTGCTTTTTTTGTACGTGGTACATTAACTGTTCCTTGGTTTGTTCTACCTGTGTAAAGTCCTAAATAGTTGGGATTCTTTTCATAAGTTAAACCTACATCTTGATGTCTTATGTTATCTGGATCAAACACTTCCGTAAATCTTCCTTTCTGTTGTACTGTTTGAAGATTTCTTTTTGCTAATCCAGCATATAAATCTTTCTTTTGTCTTTCTATACCAGCTTTTTGAGCTGGAGTTAGATTACGAGATTTATCAAGCATTGTCTCATAAAGATTAAGGTCTTGCAGAATCTCAATCTCACTCATATTAGATCTTAAAGAGGAGGGTTGATTTATCATCTCTTCTGTTCTTCTAATAGTCTCAGGGTTGTTAAACCAATTTTTGTTGAACTTCTCACTAGATCTAATTTGTGCTGAAGTTGTATTACTTATTCCTAATTTATCATTTAAATCTTTAAGACTTTGTCTAACACTAGGGTTTGCTGCAGCTTCAACAAAACTAGAAGGAGCTTGAGGAATTTCAATTGGTTTATATCCTCTTAACCAATCTTTTTGTAGTATTCTACCTTCTAAAGTTGGTATCGGTCTATCTGCAAACTGACTCCAGTTACTACGTTTGTATCTTTGTGTCCAATTAGCAACATCTCTTGGAACTTCAGCTAAATAATTATCTCCATAAGTTGCAGCAGTTTTAAACTTCGGTGTAAAGTATGGATTAGTTCCAAAACTTTTACTTAGTTTTAAACTTGATCCAGGAAAAAACTGATCAGGAACATTTTGTTTTGATCTAAATAAACCAGAACTAACAGCATCTTCCATACCTTCTTGACCCAACCCTCTCCACATGGTATTTTTTGGAAGATTGTATTGATATGCCCAAGGATTTATTTTATTTGCATTAGGTAAATACTTATTTCCTAGCGTATTTATAATTGGTCTGTCCAGACTTCTTGCTACTGTATTTGTTAATCCTTGTCTTAAACCAAGTTTTAAAGCATCATCTACTATACCTGCACCAACAAGATTCAATGGGTCGGATACAACATCCATTGCAAAGTTTGATATAACTTTAGGGTTATACCAAGACATATCACTTGTAGTTTCAAAACCCATTGTTTGAGACGGTAACCTTTGTGTGTCAAATGTAAGTGCATTTAAAAAGTTAGCATCTTTACCCCTTAAAGTTTCTATACCTTCCACCATTAAAGATTGAGGAACTTGTAATGCAGCTAAAGGTTGTTTCACCAACATTCCTGTCACCATATCTCTTGTATCCTCAGATAACCNTCTATCTGTTTGAGCAGCTCTTCTTACACCNCTACCAATTGTTCCTGGGTCATTAAAATACTCTTTCTCTTGTACAGAGAGTTTATCATACAGAGGATATTTCTCATAATCTACACCACTATCTATAACTACTTCATCTAGTTGATTAGGTACATCAGCAAATCTACCTTCCTCATATGCTTTTTTATATTCAGGTGTACCATATTCTACTGTTCCATCTTGAGCTTTAGTAAGGTTAGGAGGAGACATTGTAGAAGAACCAGAGTTACGTGAATACATCATACCTGATGCACCTGGAAGACTTCCTCCCATAGCAAACTTATCTAGCCAATTACCATTCATTGCTTTCAAGGGCGTACCACCACTAGCAATAGCTCCAAAGTATTTCTTTTGCTTTGCTGTGAGAGGCTTACCTTTTACGTAACCATCTTGTAGTATCTTTTTAGCTTTTGCTGCTGATAAACCTTTTGCCATTACTTATATGATATTTGTGCTGGTGCTACAATAAATTGACTTACTATATGTGTTATAGAAGAGTTGTCTAGTATGTGTCTCACCTTTAAATCTTTAGCTCTTAGTTGTGACTTCTTAAATGATAAGTCACCATAGTTCATATTATCTTGATTAACTACTTTATCTATTGAGCCAGATTCACAAGATGTTTTAAATAAAGGAATCTTATCATTTTTTTGTAGTGCCCAGAAAGTGTTATATTGATAGAAACTATCTGTCTTTGCAAAAGTAATAGTTTTACTATTAGAATTAAGTATAGGATAATTTAAATATGAACTTAAATCATTCATTGGTTTAGGAACAAGTTCTATTACTCCTGTAGATTGTTGATCGTTATATAGAATAGCTTTATTAAAATATTTATCATCTACTTGCACCTTGCTATTAGAATCAAATGACCCTAATGTAGATGGAAGATATACATACACTTTACTATAGTCTTTTATATTCTGTAATATTTGATCATGATACTTATATGAAAAAGGATACTCGATTATGTAAGGAGCTATATCTCCATAGTAATAATTATATAAAGTATCGTTTCTTAAGTGTGTCCATACACATCCTGTTTTAATTTGAGTATATGTAGCTGTTATATATTCTATACTAGGTACTGAATCTCTAACTGAAAATTCTTTTACAAAATTACAATCACCTGAAGAGGTTAAAGTAATCACTGAAACTGAAACATCTACCCTATAGCTTATGCCCACAATAAGGCTACTTAAAGACACATCGGTTCCTAGGACATTTGATAAGTCATCCGTAATCTCAAAAGGTCCTACTTGAGGACTAGAGCTTGTTATTTTTAAGTTTATTATTTTAGTTGCCATAGTTATATATCACAGTTTCCTATAAAGGTTGCTCCAGCAGGTCCTCCAGTATTAACGTTTGTACAAAATTGTTGTGTCACTCCACTAGGAACACTTAGTACTTCAGGTAGCCCATTACAGTCAGTAATAATAATTCCTACAGGGCCTGTTATCTCCCATTTATAACAAGGGTATATTGATGTAGTAGTAGTAGTACTTGGGCTTTCTGTGGTACTTGTAGTTGTTGTAAACTCTTGTCCTCCAATTGGANTAACGCATGATTGCATTTGAGTTACGTTAGTAGCATCAAAAGAGTTCCAAATGCTTCGATTATCATCTGTTATATTTCCTGAAAATATAACACCATAAGGAGATATTGGTGATACGCTAAATACATTATATTGATTAGCTTCTTTTGTAATTATCGTAATGTCACAATCACATTCATATATTGCTACAACCTCACTACCAAATTCAGGTGCAGTGATTGTTATATCAATTTCTGGGGTTACTGTTTCGTTATCATAATCCCATTGGAAGTAATGGAACACTCCTCCACCATCTTCTCCTATTGTTATTAGTTTACCTTTAGTAGTATATAATAGATTTGTAGTGTATGTATAACCACCTCCCACTAGAATTTTCTGTGATGGAATTCCACTTGTTGTATCTATTTCTACTATAAATCCTTGAGCTGTATCTATTGCAATAATTGCACTGTCATCTTTAACTACCACTCCAGCAGTTGTACCAAATGCATTATCAGCTATTACTAAATCTGAATCTGCTACTACAGTCCATGGGCTTGTTGTAATTGTCCATTTCTTAAATGATGTACTGATACCTGGTGAAACTCCGTATAGAGCAGTTGGGCCAACAGCTAACTTACCAGTAGTGTATCCTGGGATAACTATAGTGTGAAAATTATCTGAATCTACAGAGTGAGACGATGCTATGTTTGAAAGTTTTACATTACCATTTACATCATTGTATATAATACCACAGCATTCTGTTAATTCCCCATCATAAAGAGTGGTTGTTGTGGTAAGTGTATTACAATCACATGGTATTATTTCTTCTAATCTTGAATTTTCAACATAGTAGGCTTTATTCCAACCATCTTCACTACTAGTGTACCAGCCATCTGGTACAAATGTGCAATCACTACCACCTCCAAAATATAAAATCTGACCCACTGTAACTGGTTTTGGAAATTCATATTGATATTGGAAATTTATATCTACTGTTTCTAGAGGATTTGCTACTCTTACAAAACTACCCACTGCGCAAGCTTTCTGTGCAGAGAGTGTACCTAAAACTGGAGAAGCTTGTCCTGTAATTTGATAACCTTCTGTAAAATTAGAAATAACTAAACTATCAGGTCTAGCACATATTGTTGTAGTAGTAGGGGTTGGTACAGTAATGTAACCCACTCCTTCCATTTGACAATCTAACTTACTTACTACATTTATATCAAACTCACAATCAGGAACATATGCTGTTGTAGTAGTAGTGGTAAATAAAGGAAGACCTGTAGTGGTGGTTGTTGTAGTAATTTTAACAACGCCATCAAGTTCTCCAACTATCATCTCTAAATTAGGAGACTCTGTATCTATTTTACTTCTACTTGGATTATCAAGAATAGCAGTAAAGTTTGTACAGCATCCGTTAATCCCTGAATAGTAAAAGTTATTTTCTCCTATATAAAAGTTTGGTAAATAACTATGAAACGATATCCAGCTTTTTGTATTAAAATCAAATGACATAGTCCATGACTTATTACAGAAATACTTTCTATCGTTTAAGAATACTTCTTGTTTGATAGTTTGATTACCAGAAGTATCAGTATAACCCTCTATTGGTATATAAAAGTTTTTATCATCTTTATCGTAGAATACCGAACTGTCTGTAGGAATATAATCAATTTTTGTAATAATCACTCTGTCAAACTTACTATCGTACACACCGTGTAATCCAAATCCTGTAAAATTATTGTCTACATTTACTTCTGGAAAGTATTCTAAAATTTCAAAAGGTAAACTACTTGTCATAAATCTATTCACCCCTGACCCATAAGCTGTCATGTCAACAGGTTTATTTCCATTTAATAAAAAGATTTGTCCCCTCTTAGCGTCTGCAGTAATTTGACCATAAGGGACCTTAAGTAGAAACTTATGTTGTGACCCTACGTAACCTAAGTCTGTTTCAGCAAAATCTAATGGGGGTGACCCATCAAAAAGTCTAGAGTTACCTACATAAGCTGCTTGAGGATTACTTGTATCAATAGTTAATAAATTATTATACAGCAATGCCTTGTTCTCAAATCTTGCCAAGATAGCCTTATCTTGTACACCATCTAATGATGTAAGATTACCATAGTTTTGTGGAAAGTCGTGATAAGAAATAGCTCTATACACTAACCAGTTATTTACTCTATTGTCAGGACTGTCTCCTTGTGTATCTGAATAAATAGCTCTAAACGGAAAGTATGTAAAACATAAATCATTTTCCCAATCTGGAGGGAGTTGAGTAAATACATTCTCTTTATTTTGTTTAGAGAATGTTACATTATAGTAATAAGTATTATCTTGAGCAATAGGCACGTTTGTTTCTTGTACCCAATCATCTGGAATACTACTGCTTACATGGGGCCAAAAGTCACCTTCTTTAGTATTAAAAGCTTGCCTTAAGTCTGTATTGTATACACTTTCACAATAAAAGTTTGGTACACCGTATGCAAATAAATACATAAATCCATCATAGAATGATCTGTATGTCCCTGCAAAAGTAGATACAGGTTGAGCAGTAGTTGATGGTGCAGTAATTAATGAAGGATCACTTGGACAATCTAAATTATGTGCTTTAGTAGATATAAGGTTAAGCATGTTTGAATCATTAGCCTCAACTCTATAAGCGTTTAATATAGATCTAGCAGAGTGCCAATATTTAGGATATGCAATGTTGCCTATTTCATCAAAGAATATATCGGAATCATCAGGCGCATTTACTCTATTGTCTATAAAAAATGGTAGTTTAGTTTTAAATGTAAATCTAGATATATAAACATCTCCACCAAATATAATATCCTCTCCTGAGGAAGCTATGCCTTTTTGATATCCAGTATCAATTCTTTTGAATGAATTTATTTGTCCCCATTGATTAGGTAAAATGTTTTTCATAGAAGCATAATATGAAACCACCTTCATGTCCTTTTCTTTCTCTGGTGCATCACATGCTCCAATTTCACTTATGTTAAATCTAGAGAACTCAACCATGCTAGATGTACCATCAGGTGATGTTAAACTAGGCGTATCTTGTGGAAGAGGAAAAGCTAATATGTCATCATTAATTTTTGTTTTTATATATACAGATGATTCTCTATTCCAGTTATTTATAGGCAAATCATTATTATTAAATGATTGTACTCCTGGTATTAAATATCTTGTAAGTTCTATTTCTCTCTGTTTGATGCCACCTTTAACATTATTATCAATAGGGTAAGAGTAGTCATAGTTTGCTCGTGAATTGAAAGACATTCCATAGTTCTTTCTTGTTATTCCATTTATATATATAGTAAGATAGGACTGATAAACTGTAAACATTATACCAGCATTAAATCCACCAGAACCTATGCTAGCTATTCTTTCTGAACTCCTAAGTGCATCTTCTTGAGCTTCTTTAGATAAAAGTTTGTATTTGGCATTATCTTTAACTTCTACAAAATGACCTTTACCTGCCCCAAACATTACACTCTCTAGTTTTAATACACTACCTAAGAAAGGTTGTCCAAAAGACGTGTCAGGAGAATTAAATATTTGTTTTTCTAAAATATCTTTTACTGAATCATATTCTGCTCCCTCTAATGGTTTAATAGGTATATCTCTATCACATGCTAAACATGATCTTCTACTCCATCTTGAAGTTGTCCCATTTATAGATCCGTCCATTTGATTTACATCAACTGCTGGAGTAAATGTATTTGTTTGATTTGTTGGAAGCGGAAAAGATTGTGATGGGACACCGTTACTAAGTTGAGGAAGGGGATTTGTAGGCTGCCCAAAAGCAGCTTGTGGCCAAGGAGTTATGTTATCTGGATTTTCTGTTTTTATACATTCTTGACAAGCTGCACTTTGTCCTTCTGGACATTCGTTAGCTGGATCAAATGTACCTGGAGGATATGTTATTAATGCGTCATCTTCTATTTCTTCAGTAGAAATGTCATCACTTTCAAAACAAGGACCAGGAATAATACCATTTAAATTTATTCTTGGAATTGATAAGCCAGAATTAGCTCCTGAAACTTGAGGTTTCCATATATGACCATCTCCACTTTCAGTAACCTGTCCATATAAATTATCATAATCATAATCATAATCCACATTGGTAAGAACAGTACACGTATCACCACCTCCTGAAGTTAATGAACCTTGATAATCCAACCATCGTCTAGAAGCTACTGTACCATCAAAATTAAAGTTATTAAAAGGATTTTCTGATTTAATTGCATATCCTGCAGCAAACACTTTTTGCCCATGAAATCCACGCCATGCATCAAAATCTGCAGGACCTACAGTCATAAGACCCCTAAGTGCTACAGGTCGTGTAAGAGAACATACTTCTATAATACAATTAGGTAGAATCTTAGCTTGTGTATTTCTACCATTAACAATACTTGTATATGTAAATACACCTTCTTCAACATTAACATCTATATCTACACTACCAAAATTAAGAGAACCCCAATCAAATAAACTTGTTGTTTCTTGATCTGGCATATATACGAGCCATGCTTTAGATTTATAATTCCATGCATTATTGTTTTCTTGAAGAAAAGAGTCTTCTCCAGAAACTTGATTATAGGGATAATTAGGGTAATAGTACTCTTGATCATTTCTTGAATACTTGCCCATGTTTCTGAGTATACCCTTAGCTATTACTGACCTGTTAGTACTACGATCTCCTCTAACAATCTTAAACCCTACAATATCATCTTTTTGGTCTTGTGTTAGATCAGAGGTTAGTATCAGACCTGAGATTTGACTATTGTTAATTTTTACTCCAATAGGAAAAACTGCATCATCCTGCATTGTAGGAACAATGTTATTACCATCATAAGTGATTGTGCTATTTTCTATAATAGGACTAACCAATACATCTGGAAATTTATGATGTCTGATTGGTTGATCAGCTAAGTCTCCCCATACATCTGTATTACAAGGGTATTTTTCTGTTGATTCCCAATATGCAAATTCTCCATATTCCCATGGTCCTTTGTAATCGTCAGCACTTGTAGCAGTTGGAGAAGCTCCTAAATTAATAGCGTTGTTATATATCTTCCAATATGAGCTATACCCTATACCATTCTCAACATAATCTGGATCACCAATAAAGTCATCATTTGTGTCAGGTACATCAGGATTTATATTAAGGTTAGGAGGTCCTGGAATGTGAAAAGAATCAGTTTGTTTTCCATTCTTAAGAAGGAACACTATCTCAAATGCATAAACTTCATCACGCATGTATCCACGTAAATTAGTAGCATTATTCTCATCAGAATAATTTTCACCAGGAGGTATCCTATAAGATTCCCACTTCAAAGTTATGTTACTAGCTATCTGCTGATAATTTATCCTATCTATAGAAGTTAAATTATCCCATACTAGAATATCTTGTACAGATGTTATATCTTGTGCTATGTCATAATACGGATATTTCTCAAATATATCAGACATAGATAANCTTTTGGCTGTTTGATCTGCACCTGTATATGTTATTTCTTCACTAACGTCTGTAATGTTATATGTCCCTACTAATTCAACAGAGGAAATATTATTTATAGTTTTAATTACTGCTAAATTAAAGTAATTAAATTGTCCTGANATATCTAAGTTAGATATTTTTACAACTATAGATTTTCCTACTGGNTAGTTAAAATTTACTGTTGTTATAAGTGCATCAGCTATTGGACATGGGTTGGTTATTGAGTAGTATGACGTTAAATCATTACCTACTGCATCAGAATACTGTATAGCAAATTGGTAGGTTCCAGCAACTAATGATCCTACATTAGTCACCTCATCTACATTTAAAAATGGTATTGGAAAGTCAGGTTGTATCTTAAGTTGATTACAGTCTAGTTGATCTGTTTCTACAGGATCACAAGTAGGAGTTGTTCCTGGTGCAAGTATATAAGGAATGTTTTCTATATCCAAATATCTTCTAGCATTAAATCCATCGGTCCAATATATTTCTGTAGTACAGTTTGTTATTCTATGTACGACTTTTGGTATAGGATGATCTACATTAAAGTTTAAACATGGAGCATTGATTAGCGTTTTATATTGACAATCATTATTAAACATGAAGCCAATTTCACTACCTCCAGTAGTGGGGTTAGTTAAAAAGAATATGTCTTTGTCTTTTTCAGGAATAGTATGTTTTCCAATAAGTTCATAACCATCAGGAAAACTAAAACAAGGTTCGTTACCAGGTTCATTTTGATAATTAACAGAACTAGAGTCAAAGTTTTCTACAGTTGCATTTAACGCATAAGTAAGACTACCTGTCGCTACTTGGTTAATTGTGCTATCCATATTTAAGCCAGACATTGCCTGATTAAACTCTAGTCTTACTTGACCTTGTTGAGCTTTATCAGTTTTTGCCTTAGAAGCTGCCTTCTTCTTCTTATCGTCTTCAATTTCTTTTTTAGTAGCCATGTGTATTAACTATTTCCATTACGTCTTCCGTACCTGTTAGTGTATCTACCAGATACTTGAGATCTTGAGTCAGGAAGTTCATATTGATTAAAACGATTTAAGTCAGTAACAATTGCTCTTTGTTTCTGATATACTGTTTGTTTTTTAAGTTCTGTTTCAGCCATTATCCAAGCTTCATCCATTACTTGTTTATGGTAAACTAACTTAGTTTGTAGTTGATTAAATGTTTCATCTACTGTTTGATTAGTTAAAGTCTCAAAAACTTTAAACTTAATAAAAGATTCAATATATTCTCGAACACGATAATTGTCAGGAATTAATTGATTTCCTATTTTATCATAATCTGTTGAATAAAAGACTAAGTGTATTACACCATTTCTAAAATTTGTTATAAACTTATTATCTCTAATGTCAAAAGAATCGTAAGAAGAAGCACCAGGAGTAAAGTTAGCACCTGCTACAGCTAATTGATTATACTGATCAAAAGAACTAGTATATGATAAGTTACAGTTTTTTCTTGCAGATATATTACCTGGTTGAAGTAAGTATGTTCGTCTATAAGATCTAGGTATCTCAGCATTTGTTTTATAAACAGCTTGCACAACCTCTGGCATACAAGTTCCGTCACAACTAGGATGTTGACAATCAGGTCTATTACAGGGTGAACCTCCAATAGTTAATGGAGCAACTTGAATGGTGGTAGCATTGGCAGCTTGTGAATAAAATGAAGATGCTGCAGGATAAGGGTTTCCTGGTATAACTGCACACATCCACGCTTCTCTAACTGCATGAAAATTATCTGGAAGTCTTGATTGATAGTCATCTATAAGTAAAACTTCAGTGGTAATTTGATAAGTTGTCCTACCCATCTTTCTAAGACATTTGTCTAAGTAAGTAGGAAATAATAAATCATCTACAGCTCCAGTATCAAAGTAACTTTTAAGTTCTTCTTTTACTGTTGCGTATAGAGGTTCAGGGGATACAAAATCGTATTTATAGTAGTATGACATAACTTATTTTTTCCATTCATTGTAAGTGTGTTGATATTTAGAATCTGTCTTTAAGTAATGAGACAGGTCTCTAGATGTTCTTCTAGAAGGTTTAAAGTACCAAAGGTCTGAGTTTCTAAATCTTGCAGTTTGTTTAAACCACATCCATCCAAAGAAATAACCCTCTGTATGATAGTTAAAGTTATAGATACGTTTACCTTTCTCTTTAGTTTTTACCCAATCAATAGGTAAGTTTACAAACTCTTTACCATCAATATCTTTACTTCTTTTTCTTTTCTTTTTATTTATAGAAAACTCTCCAAAACCAGTAGGGAGTTTTTCCCTTTCTCCTGTTTCTAAGATATAGTGTTTAAATGATTCATTAAATGAATAAAGAATATTTTTCCACTCATCAAAATTCAGAGATATTAGAGGGTTCTTTTTACAAAAATCCTCATAACTTTTCTTACTAGCACTTCTCCAATCAACTGCTACTCTTGACATATATAATTTATTATTGAGTAGGTTGGGCGTTTGGTGACTGACCATCTATTCCCTCATTACTCATGTCTGTTTTAATTTGAAAATATGTAGCTAGAAGTTTTTGAGAGGTTAGTGACAATGCTTGCTGTTCTAAATAACCAGGTAATGCATATTCTTTATCTAAAGGATTCTTACAATATTCCTCATCTGTATATTCAGGAGTTCCACACCCACATTCTGGGTACATGATTTCATTAGGTACATCTTCTTCAAAAAATGCAGCTAATCTTATAGCTTTTAGTAAAGGATTATTAACATATAAATATCCATTAGATATCCAAAAATAATAATCATTCTTTACTATGGGTAACTTTAACAAATTTATAAATCTGTTAATAGTTATTTCTTTTAACTTAGTACCTCTACCTCCCATAGCATCTACAGAATATACTCCTTGAATTATGTATTGATAATTACCTTCAGATATTCTGGGTAATTTAAATACTGTTCTTGAAACATTACATTCATCTGCATACTCGCAGCACTCTGAAATAGGTACTTCTTTCATTTCTAAACATGGGATGGTAGTAAATAATGTATCACTAGCCCATAGTTTTCTTAAATTAGTTTCTCTCTTAATTAACAATTGGGCATTNTTCTTAACCTCAGAAGCAATTGCTCGATCTGTGATAAGTGCGTCTGTTGATAATATCTTGTGCATAGATCGCACATCTGAAACTAATTTTCTTAGTGTTGCCATCTTATGGTGTTTTGCGTGTTCTGTTACCTAGTATACCTCCTAATTGATCAGCCTCTCTCATATAATTATTTTTCATATTATAAGGACGAACCTTAGGAGCTTTTACATTTTTACCTGGGGTAGGTTTTCCGTATTTTGTTGCCATGTTTATATTCTTTCTTCAAATTCAGCTACCTTTCCTACTTTAAAGTCATAGACTAAAGCTAGAGCAGCTCGTACACTATGTACAAAATTATTATCTTTATGCCACCTATCTGTTCCAGATAAACTAGGCATTTGCTGTATTCTCACTCCTTTGATTTCTTTAGCCATATAGTGATGTTTATCACCAGTGTGAACTTCTCTATATGTAGAATCTCCAAACCATTTACTATACTTTGGGTGTGTTGCAAATAATAAAGGTAGTGCCTCTATTTTACAATTACCGTGATGAAAACCAATGAATGTATTACCTATTACGGTTGCTTTTACTAAACCTTCTTCTCTATCAAAGAATACATTTGGTTCATCTTGAAAGTATACATCTAGCGCATGTGCTAAATAAAATGATTTAGTTCTATCATGATTACCTTGAACCAATATCACTTGAACATCCAAAGAGTTTGACTTTAACATCTTAATGGTGTCTACAAGAATAGAAAATCCTAATTCATACTCAGTGGCATAATCTAATATGACATCTTGAGGTGTTCCATTTGTTGTTTGATTTTGATAATTATCGGTATGGAAAAAATCATTTGATATAGGGAAGACCACTCTATTTATATCATATACTGATTTAACTTTGTCTATTAGCTTTTGAGCTACGTTAATAAATCTAACAGCTCTAGTTCCAGGATCATTATCTCCATCTACATATCGTTTTGCTAAATGAAAATCTGAAAGAGATAACTCAATATCTACAAGATCTTTGTGATCGTTTCTTTCTGGTGTAGGAGTTGGAATGTAGTTTGACTTATAGTTTTCTAAAAACTGTTTAAAGTCTTCTGGTGTATAATCTTTAGGTTGTTTTCTTTTAGAAAACACAGAAGATGTAAACTTTCCACTAGGGAGTAGTTTAGACCAGTAATTAGTAATTATATATTTAGATAGATCTATTTTGTGCAATGCAGCTAAATCTATTTCACTTTTTGGTTCAAAGTCTAAAGTAACAGTACTTTCTACTGTACCCTTTTCTTTGTTTACCTTCCTTACAAATTCTAATTCTTCAAACTTACTTGACTCTTTTGTAAATTCTTCTAAAGGATCTTTATTTTCCTTTTTAATATCTTTTAGCAAATCATTCACTTCATCTTCTGTAATTTGCAACTTCTCAGCATAAAACTTTTTACTCTTCTTCCAAGCTAACATTGATTTTAACTGGACGAGTAAATCTTCAGAGTACGACATAGTATGTGGTTTTAGTTAAATATGGTAAAGATATGGAATTTATTTTGGATATTACAAATAAATTTACTAGAGACACTTATTCTTTATAACTAATCTCGTTATAAATAAAAACTCCTAAGGACATGTAGTCCCTAGGAGAAGTTCTCTAAAACCAACAAAAGAGAACTTTTTTATGTGGGGTCTGGACAACATTGAGTATAGTTCCAATCGAATTGAAAACTATCACCACTAACTCCTTCAAAATTAGCATTTTTTACAATACAAGCATTTGATAACACAGTGCCGGTTAATTCATAGTTTCTTATTTCAAATGTTCCTGCATTACCGTTTCCATTATTTTGGGTATTTACCATATCTATAACATTAGTAGTAGATATAAGAGCAGGGTCAAAAAAGAACTCCTGCATTAAGTTTAAAGGACATGTGAAATCTGAAGTTCCTATAGTTAAAGTAGAAGTACTGCCTATGAAAACTGAACCAACTTGAGCAGGTTGTTGCAAGTCTAAGTTTCCAATTAAAACTCCATTTAGAAAAACATCAAAATTATCATCTACTAAAGCGTTTGAGTTACAAACTTGAAATACCACTACCTTATCTTGACAGAGTGGAACATCGTCTACTGTCTCCTCTACATAATCATTACAATCCTCACTAGTTGATACCACTCGTATAGTCGTAGTTCCAACAGGTGCATTATAAGAAATAAATCCGATAAGTAATTGCACAGGTGTTATATCAGTTTCAAATGCTTCTGTAAATCCATTTACTTGGGAAAATATATTAAATGGACCTGCATCTATACCAATGTTATTTGATTGTATTTGTATTGATTCTGTCATAATTATTAAAATGTTATTGGCACATCTACATAGTTTGTACAAGTTCCTGTATTTTGAATTCTTAAAATAGTAGTTCCAGAAGGAACGCCTCCTACAAAAACATATCCAATAGGACTAGTAAGTGTAGATATCAATACATTTTGAACAAGAGGTACTGTAAAATTATCTGAGTTTCCATATATGTCACAAGGTCCTGAGCTTGAACAAGCGCTTACGAGAGTTACTTTTACAGGAAATTTTAGTGGTGGTTGTGCCATTTTATTATTTTTTAAATGATTATGAACATATTGAGAAAGGTGATTGGATCACATTATCTCCTTCAGGTAGATATACTCCTTTTTCGGATTGAGCACTTATGCTTTCTGTTAGTTTTAAACGTCTAAAGTTATCATTTCCAACATAAGGACTAGTTCCAGTTGGATTATTCCACAAGGAATCACCTGGCGAAATTACTCCTGTAATTTCAGTTCTTGCCCATATATTAGTATTTATATTTAAACCACATGCTGCACCGCTACTGTTTGCACCTTGTGATGAAATCTGAGCTGGCTCAAGAAAGCCTCCTGAGGAAGTTGTAGTGGTGGTAGTAAGTGGAACAATTACTGCAACTGGACCGTTTAAACAACACGCTATAGTAGTAGTTGTACTTGTCGTACTTGTTGTACTTGTACTTGTACTTGTGCTTGTACTTGTTGTTGTAGTTGTTGTTGGAACAATTATATTTCCTCCAAATTGAAAAAGTGTATTAAATGGCTCCATTGTATATGAAGAAAAAAGTGGTGTAATTAATTGATTACAATCATCACAAGCATCTTCAGGTTGATAAGCGCTACCGTCTTTGCTAACTATATTTCGTAGATCCCAAGTTCCTACATTAGAGTTAGTAATAGTTGCGGTTACAACTTGACCTTCTAGTACATTGATAGTTCCAGATGCAAAATCAGCCCCACTAGTTATTGTTGTATTTGTTACAGGAGAACCATCTACATTTATTACTAAATTTACAGTTCCTATATAACCTGGAGTTTGTGTATATAACTCAAAGTTAAATTCATATGGCGGAGGTGCAGTGGTAGTTGTTGTAGTTGTACTACTTGTACTTGTAGTTGTTGTTGTTGAACTAGTAGATGTTGTAGTTGTAGTTGGACAATTAGTTGGTAAGTCAATACAGTTTTCACACGTACCAACAGAACACACTCTAATAATAGTTGCACCTATAGGAAGTGTTACCACATAGCCATTTTCTAAAGCAGTAGCTGGAACTTGTGTTTGAAATGGAGAACTGTATGCATTTGCATCTGAAAATAAATCAAATGGTCCAGCACTGCCAGTTGGAGGAATTGTTATATTTATTTGTATTAACATATCTTAATTTATTATACGCATTGATTTTCTAATGTATCTGTAAAACCTGCTTGCCAGTATGTTTTGGAATTACAAGATCTTATTTTATCATCACTTGTTCCTGGTTCTGTAATATATATTATACTGTCAGGGTCAGCTAATCTTCCAGCTAATACATCATCTGGATCATATGCAGCTATTCCTAATTGTTGTACTACATCATCTATCCTACAGGCGATTCCTGTGGTTACTTGACCTTGACTATTTGAACTTCCTGCATAACAAAGTCCTATTATTTTAATAGTCCCATTTAATTCTGCTAAAAGAAAAGATCCAGAATCTCCACTAAATATAGGATTTATACATCCTGGAACTGTACTGTCAGGTGTATCGTTATTTGGTTTTACAAACTTAATAGCTCTATCAAATTGACAGACTACATAATAAGGACTATTCTGAGCATCTGCTAAGTTTGCTTGTGTAGGATTCTGCATTTGGTATCCTATACTGGTAACAAGTGCATCAACTGCTGATATTGTCATAGGACATTCAGGCATTAATCCTTTTGGTCCAGTTGTTCTTCCAGAACTATATACACGAGGATTGATAGTTAATAATAAATCTAATTCAGCTGTACTAGCAAAAGGTGGAGCAGTACTACCTAATATAGATTCTAACCCTATTTGATTCCAAGCAGTATTTATATTAAATCTAGATTCAACTATAGAACAGATAGCTGCATCTACTTGATTCCATATACCTGTACTTTTTTTATGAATAGGTACATACCTTAGACTAACTCCCATATTATTACTAACAGGAGTGTTAGGACCATTTTCTCCATTTTGATACACACGATTAACTGGAAATGCATCATTTAAGTATTGATTATTTATGTCTCTATCTGAAGTGTAAAAAGCATCATTTATTGATACATGATTATTAGTTAAACCTACGGTTGTACCAGTTTCTACATGTTTTACCATTCCTCCTAATGTTCCTACAGTTTTTGTATTATTTCTGCTAGAGAAGGAAATACCTCCTTGCATCAGTTGATTGGTTGCTCTATTAGCTGCATTATTTGAACCTGCTGCTGTGTTACCACAAAATGCGTCACATCCTAAATGTTGTATAATAGTTTCTTCTATAATATCTACTTTTACCACTCCTTCATTTTCTATAGTTACATTATCAACTATTATTTCAGAAGATGTAAGTTCAGAAAGTTTCTTCTTTTTTGGTATAGATATAACTATAGCAAATTCTCCAGTATCAACTCCATTAGTTATTTTTTTACCCAAACCAATAGAAACTGCTTGAGGATATTGAATAGCTAATTCCTTAATCTTTTTTGATACTTCTTTTGTTATTTTTCCTTCCATAGCTTATTTATATTGGGGATGTGTAGGCTGAAAATGTAGTCCATATTGTTTTTACTCCTGCTGGCAGCCCTGTTGTTGTACTAGTAGTTGTAGTAGATGGCGGTGGATCAAATGATGTAAATCCATTACTTATTCTACAGCTTGGTTTACTTCCTGAACTTCCACCATTATAACTATCATCAGACTCTGCAATGCTCCATTCTAGTGTATCGAAACTAACCTTCCATAAGTCAGTGTTATTATTAGGTAAATCTTTTATAGAAATATATAAGAAGTCACCAATTACACACATGTCTCCTCCAGTTCTATAGTTTTCAGGGTTTCCTGGAGCAGATAATTCAACATCACCTTCAAAATTACCTGTAGCATAATCAAATTGTGAAATTATCACAGGTTCGTTTGATCGTAAAGCTATAAATTTATTTGGTGTTCCATCTTCGTTAAGAGTTACTACACTCTCACTACCTCCATTAAATGGCTCAGGTATTGTAAATTTTTCAGTTATTGCTAATGTTGTAGATCCTGGTACAAATTGTGCTTCAACCACCATGTGACCACCACCACCTGCAGTAGTGCGTTGGTAATTAAGACTTATTACATCATCATTAATTGCACTTAGTCCATATATAAAATTACTAAATACACCAGGTAAATCATTTTTATCTATTTCATAAACTATGCCGTCCCAATCAAGGTTTTGAGGTACCCCAGTTGATGACTCATTATATCTATATCTTGCAAATCTAAAACTTGTTGTAAGACTTTCTGCATTTGTTAACAGTAGTTGATTTATTAAATAAGTTTCACTAACATCACTGTTAGGAGTCGTGAAAGCGCTTGCTGCTGGGTATGGTATTTCTTCTAAAACTCCTGTTGCAACATTGTGTGAGTAGAGCTTTTTATATTCAGGACCTGAAGATGGCCAGTTGTTTTGAGGAGCACACACTCCAGGAACACAGTCTCTTCCTTGACTAGGTTCACTAAATATTCTATTACAATTTAGAGGTGGTACAGTACATCCTAATCCAACTGGTCCACCAGTAGGAGCTTGTCCTGATAAAGTTAATATAGTATAGTCAGTTTCACAAGTTACAATAAACTCTCCATTATTGTCATTATTATAATAATCTATTCCTCCAAACTGGTTACCAATAACCTTAACTCCATAACCTGTCGATATTGAAAGAGTTGGAGTTTCTGTATTTGTATCTACTTGATAAATGTCTCCATTACTAAATTCACCTTCTTCAGTTAATACGGTATTTAGTACTGCAGCTGTTATTGGAATATTATTTACAGGTTGAGCAAACGTTAGTATAATTTCAAATACGGACCCTTGAACAACAAAGTCATAGGCTATAACTAGTCCAGTATAAGCGCACAACTTATATAGTGTCACCCCTCCACCAGTACCAACAATTCCGTTAGATCCAGCAGCAAGTGTACTACTAGCCATAACAGTCANACCTGCATACGTAAACGGTACTGGACCTATGTACACATCTCCTGCTTGGTCGTACATATTAGGTATTGTAGTAGATTCACATTCTGGTTCTGCATAAAGGGTAATATCTGCACAACCACTAGTTGTAGATAAACTTTTTACATTTGTACCTACAAGATTTGATGATTGTTGTTGGTAGTCAGGAGTTTGTGATATTTCATATACTCTATTTAATTCTGGTTGAAGAGCATATAATTTACTATTTATTGAGAATATATCTATATATTTCTCAGAAGTGTAATTAACGGTAAATTCTGGAATGCCTAAATCCTGCAACTTCATAGTTCCAGTTATACGATCATTATTTGAAATGTTGTATTGTTGTAGATAATTCCCATTATAAGGACCATCAACTTCGCCATCCATCCTCATACTAGTAATAACATCACCGTTATTAAGATATAGTAGTCTAGGGTTTGAAACAACCTTACCATAGGTATTTATTACAGGTTTAACAGTTCTTCCAATACTAGATGTTAGATTTTTAGCAATATTACCTGTTTGACTTATATCAATAGTAAAACCCCATACATCTGGTGAAATAACAGTAGCAGTTGGTCCACCAAAAACTATTATTATACTTGTATCATTAATAGCAGTTAGTGCCGTACATTCAGAACCAACTCTAGAATAACCAGGGTATGATAGGATACCTTGTGTGCTAACAGTAATGTCTCTTGTAAAAGATAAACCTACATTACCTGATGTAAAAGTTACATCATATTCTCTAATTATAAAGTTGTTCTGGGTAAGGTCTGTTTCACTAGCTAACCAAAGTTTATTTTGTGTACTACATATAGGTCTAGTTACACCTTGGGTTACTAAAAAGTCATTAGGAACTAATACTGTAGTTACTACATTGGTGTCTATATTATATACTCCTAGTTCTCCGGAGGTTCCTTCGTTAAGAGTTGACCAAAGACATAGTGAAGTAATTGGTCCAGGTCCACTTGATGTAGTAGTAGTAGTTGTAGTTGAAGATGAAGATGTACTGGTTGTAGTTGTTGTAACATCACAAATTATCTCTCCTGTAAAATCACAATTTGGTCTAACACAAGAATATATATCCACTGAACCGCAAGTCTGATTTGTACTATCTAACCTAACAGTAGTAGTTCCAACAGGGGCATTATTAGAAGTGTAACCATTCAATAGATCTTGTCTGGAAACATTAGTCTCAAATGCATTTTGATAATTATCTGCATCAGAATATAGATCAAATGGACCTGTATCTATGCCTGCTAAAGTTAATGTTATAAGTATTGTCATTGTCCTACGGTGTTATTGTGGTGGTTGTTGTGGTTGTTTGTTCTAGTGTTATCTCAATACTATTTTTACAAACTGAACCTGATGCTACTTTTACTATAGTAGTGTAATCAGGCATCACAGCTGTATACCCATTCAATAACTGGGTTTTAGTTACATTTGTTTGAAAAGCAACACTAAATCCATCTACGTCTGAAAACAGATTAAAAGATCCAGTATTATTTCCTGCTGTATTTAGTGTTAAGATTGCTTCCATTATGAGTCACAACAAGTTGTTAATGTTTGATTTATACTTATTACTTGCTGCTTTATAGTAGCAATTTCAGATGTATTGATTGCTTGTTGGTTTACCAATGTACAAATAATTGCGTCAATTTTAGACAAAGCAATGTTTAAATCATCACAAGGTTGCACATTTGAACAAGGTAATACAGGTCCATTGTATGTAATAGACTTTGAATAATGTACCCCAGTTGCACAAGGATTATTGCTTGTAGTGCTTGAACATCCACAAGGAGTGTTTGAAACTACATCTGTGCAACAAGGATTTACAGGTAAGTATGCCATTTTGTTTTTATTTTAAGGTATGTAAATTATATAATATGATCCAAGGCCAGGTTGAAAATTANCATGTGATAATCCTCCACCTGTCNNATTTATTGTAGCAGAATGTGAATGCGGTGGAAGGGGATCTGCTACAAACGATCTCATTTTAAAGTCATTATCCCCACCTTTAAATCCTCCACCAATATTATTACCAACGTAAGGTCCTGCTGCCTTTCCTGTAGGGGTTATTGTAGGCGTTGATGGTCCAATGGTAATTGTATGTGTATGTGAAGGTATTTGTGTAATACCTAATGTAACACTGTTAGTTCCAACAGGAGTATTAAGATTATATGTTGGGTTTCCAGCTACATTAGGGTCAACTGCAGAATCTAACGAAGCTCCTCCCATTCCACTAGTAGTACCAACTGGTACTCTTCCTCTAAGATCAGGTGTTCCATTTTGCCCATTACATAAAAAGATTCTATCCCAAACGCCTATACCAGCTCCTGACTGACTAAATGGAGACAAGTCTCCAAAATAAGGTTGAGCAGAGAATGGAACCATTCTATTATTTATTAATTGTTGTGTAGGGTTAGTGTTAAAATAGTTATCTATATATGTATTTATATCAACGATTCTTACATAGTTAGTAGTAACATCTGTAATGAAAGTATTTAGTGATTGCTCAACTTCACATAACTTTACTATAGTTTGTTGTAAAACATCTTGAGTAGAAGTGTTATCTGTTACTCCTGACACACATCCTACCTCATATGCACTGGTTGGTTCACTTTCTTCTATAAGTTGTATTTGTTCATTTAAGTTACAGATAGTTTGAACTATACCTGTAAGATAATTGTTTAAAGAAAGCGGATCACATACTGGCAAGTTAGCTTCTACGATTGGACATATATCAGTTGGTTGTATTATAGGAAATACTCCTGTTCCATCAATTGTAGAACTTAAGAAAGTTATAATAGCCTGCTCTACAAAAGATAGAGAGTCCCCAGTCTGTATTCCTAAAATAGGAACATCTACTCCTGTATATTTAACACATCTGTCTGAAGTAATTTCAGTGCATCCGTTATAACAATTTGAGCAATTTTGTGTTGACATAATTTTTTTATTTTATTTGTTATTAATATTCAAATGCTTCAATTACTATTGATGTAGCATTTAATACTGTAAATGTATGGGTTATAGTGTTTACTGAACCAGAAGGATTATCCACCTGATCGCTAAATGGTGTCATTCCACCACCGCTTATAACTAGTTCAGTAGATACACCTCCAACTTCGTTGTTTGAATATGGAAATGTAACTGTATATTCTCTACCAACTAAGAAGTCATAATAATAATTACCATTCCAAAGTGGACCAGTTGTTGGTATACTCAATACTACAGGATCACCTGGCTGATCATTATCTTCTATTTCAAAGTTAAAATTAGCACCGTTATTAGTAAGCGACATAGTAATTTCAGATGATGCTATTTGTTCTTGATTTACTTTAAATAATAATAAAGGACCATTAGTAACACCAGGTTGAGTATATCCAGTACTAAAACTAGTCGCAAGTGAATTTGTGACTCCACCAGCAGGTGGTTGTAGTATACCTGTATCTAATTCTTGCAGACCTCCACCTCCTGCTCCTATCAATGAAAAACTATTCTGCACTTGAGTCTCTTCACTTGTTAAGTTCTTAGTAGTAAGTTTAGCATTAATAACATCACCGTTAGAACTTGAAAACAATCCTTGTACCGAAGGCGTGCCATTAGTAATAACTTGAGTTACTACACTCGCTCCATTTTTAAATAATTGTAATTCTGCTTCTTTAAATCCATTTCCTCCTCCATCAACTTGCCAATTAATATCGTAGCTTTTTGCACTAGTGGTTGTAGTTGTAGTAGTAGGAGCAACAGTTGTTGTAGTTGTAGTTGTTGGTGTTGTACCAGTTGCTGCAACAGCGCAACCAGTAGCAGATCCTGAGTTACTATATCCTGAAGGAACAATAAATGCAAGCGTATAAGCAACTGTTCCAGCAATATATACAGTTGTATTACCCCCACCATAAGTGTAACCAGTTATAGCTAGATTGAGTCCATCATATACAACACTTCCATTCAGTGGATCTCCTACAATTCCATCAGGTAAAGATACTGTTAGTAGTGGATCTGTACAAAGGAAAACAGGTAAGGTGGTTGTAGTTGTTGTTGTTGGAGCTACAGTGGTTGTAGTTGTTGTTGTTGGTGTTGTACAATCTCCATATGCAGTAACTTTATAACCATCTCCAGTTGTATGATCAAAGGTAGAAAGTATTGATGATAAGTCATTACCATTTGCATCTATCTTTGAAAATTGGAATGTAGACATAGCTGAGAAGTTGACACTGTTAACACTAAATTTACCATAAGGAACAGTAACTCCTCCAGTTCCAACATTGATAAATTGATACACTGCTGTATAGTCTACTCCTCCTATATTAAATACTACATCATAGTTGGTATTTGGAACTTGAGACCAGTTGGTATAACTTGTTGTGTTTGTAGTTGGTCCTGTAAAATAATCTGCTCGAGCAAATAGAGAGTCAGTAGGTGGATCTAGAATCCAATCGCTACTAACTATAAGACTTAAATAGTCAAACTCTAGACATCCAACTAGTGGTGTAATAGTTGTTGTTGTAGTTGTAGTAGGTGTTACCGTTGTGGTTGTAGTTGTTGTTGGTGCCACCACTGTAGTTGTAGTAGTGGTAGTAGGAGCAACAGTTGTTGTACTAGTTGTAGT